CATCCTACTATTCCTTTTGGTTGGATCCTTGATCAACCTTATGCAGGTCCTTCTAATTCTGCTTTACCAGTAGCTGATCAAGGATTTGTAACTGCAGGTGCTGACTATGGTATCCGCTTTACCGGTAAAAACCTTCCTTTCACACTTGACTTCTTCAAGTTCAAGCGTGTTAACTTCACTGTGCAAATGCAAGGTTTCGGCACAACTCCTTTGGTTAAAACCCAGAACACCACTTATGGACAAGGCGACGGACGTCTTTGCGCTGAAGAAGAATCATTCTGCAAAGGTTTCCAAGGTGCGTTGAACCGTATGACTGTACCATTGCCAGCCATCACCATTGATTCAAACTATGGTACTACAACTTCAATAAACACCACTTATGCTGATGCATTCGTGACTGCAGCCCAGTTGTATGAAACTGTACAAATTGCTTTCTATGGTGAGAATTTGCACACAACCACTCCAAGTGTGAAAATGCCTGAGACAATCAAGTTGTTCTTATATCCTGCCGCTAGTCAGAACAAGGCTGCCAACACAGGTGTATTGACTGCTCTTGATGATTGGATGGCTTCAACCCCGAATGCTTTCGCAGCAATTGCTGGTTCATTCTCTTAATCTTTTCTTTCTGTTTTTCAATTAATGGTTGGTTGAGGGGGCGAGTGAAAGCTTGCCCCCTTTTTCAACATCTCAAGGTTTAAACAAAACAATAGATGGCATTAAACGTAAAATTCAATCTTTGTCAAACTCCTACATGTACAAGACTGGAGTTTACGGATCAGACCAAGGCATATAACCTTATTGACAATCCGGGAGGTTATGATCAGAACAACGAGGTTCCGAATCAACCATCAACTGGAGAGTTTTTTGGCGAACCTGTCACCCTTGCCATAACTACACCGGCAAACACGGTATATACGTTTAATCTTGCAACTGCAGGATTTCCTACAGTTGACGATACATTTACTTATACAATAGAGTCTTCTGACCTGGGATACGGTACCAGTGGAATCCTTGACGGAATATACCAGGCGGTATATACCCTTTCAACGGCATTGGAAACCTTTACAGTCAGCAAGTATTATCTTTTTACATGCCAAACAGATTGTTGTATTGACAAATTATACAACAAGATAATGGTAAATAACAGTTGTTGTAACTGTGAAAACCCTGAACTTCAAGCCGCAATTGAAGCCGAAGGTTATGTATGTGCGGCAAAAAACGCCCTTGCATGCGGCAGAATTTCACAAGCCAAGAACCTTCTCGCAAAGGCACAATCAGTTTGTAGTAACTTAAAATGCAAATGCTGATAGGATGGCGTTACAATATACAAAGTCCCAACTTGAAAACATTTCCAAAAGGCTTCAATGCTGTGCGGCTGATGCCGCCATGGAGTCTTTGACAGGAGAGGTATTTCTTGATCATGAAAAGGAAACATGCGGTTGGAACAAATTTAAATTCCTTACAAGGGCAAGTAAGATCCTAAAAGATTACATTCCTGGAGGTTTGTATACTTATGACGAGCCTTTTGTCCGGGAAGCAATGATAGACACTGAACTTCCAGGTTCATTCATATGCGTAGACAGTGCGGTTGTTGAGGATATAAACAGTCCGTTTTACGGATTTTCCTTTATCATGTACCATGATTACGCATTGCCAGTCATAAATTCATACCTTTTTGTTATACGTAACGGTGAACTTCATTCGGTATTTAGTACCGCGGATTATGCTGCACCTTATTTTGATGGTATGGCTTCAGTCACTTTTGACAGTAATTCAGGTTATCTTGTCTTAGCGGGAAACCTTACAATTCAAAGGTTTGACCCTGCTCCCTTATTAAACGACATTCCATTACCTCCCATACCGTTGTCAAACATGGCAACACCACCTGGTGCATATGTTGAAGCAGGGATGTTTAACTACATTAACAACGAAAGTTATTTCATAGGCAATGCCTTTGACAAGGTTATAAAATATAACGCAGTATCCAATACCTATATAACCATAACCCTTCCTGTAACGCCGTCATTTTTAAACATTGCGTTGGACTATTCAACAGGCAGGATATGGGTGTCAGGTGACAATAACATATATGTCATTGATCCGTATACAAACGCAATAATAAATACCATTGACATTAGTGTTTTGTTTTCCGGATTTCTTTATATTGGACGATTAACCTTTGACCGTGAAAACAACAGGTTTCTTGTTCCCATATTTGATGGAGGCATTACGGGATCAGTCAAACTTTTTGACATAAGCGGAGTTCCTTATCCCGGTGATGCGTATACTGATGGAACATATCTTGATCAAGCCTTTTATTATCCAAGGACCTCTGATTATATAATCACTTATTATAATGACGGGTTCTTTGTAAAAAACGGTCCTTTTTTCTCTTTGGATTTTCCCAAAAAGATCCTATTTGACAGAAAGAATGATAAACTTATTGTAGGAGGATATGTGCCTTTTGGTCAAACAACTTCAAGAATACACGTATTCAATTCACCATATACTCAAGAGGAACTTTGTCTTACAGACAATGATGTCCAGACTTTGATAGAAACCGCACAAAAACATTGTTGTGATTGTTGCGGTCCTGAAGTGATCAACATTGATTATGATGCTTTTTCAAACAGTCCTTTGACTGAGGCATCAGAACAATCGTTCCCAGAAGAATTATTCACACTGTATTACGGCAAGAGTACAAATGCCAATCTTGGAAAAGCTGATCCTGCAGCCATATTAACCCTTACTGCGGTAAACAGGTACACATTTACAGGAACCTACAATTATTATGTATCAGGCAGTCCTTCGTATCTTTATTTTGCAGTACCTGTTGCACTGGGAATACCAAACGGATTTTATGATGCAGTAACAGGAGCAGCCATAGCAATGCAGGCTCCTTATATCCTTACATATCTGGGTATTTCCTACAGGATGTATCAATCCGTAACCACATATACTTCAAACATAAGCTTAAAAGTAATATAATGGCTAATTGTAATTGTACAGATGATTGTTGCGGATGCAATAATTTACCTTACATCCAAGGTCCGCAGGGTGTAAATGGACAAGACGGACTTAACGGAGCACAAGGACTTCAAGGTATACCTGGGCCTACAGGTCCAGCAGGTCCTGCCGGCCCACAAGGTGATCCTGGTCCCGCAGGTCCTAACGGTTCTCCAGGTCCTGCGGGTCCTGCCGGACCAATTGGTCCGACTGGACTGACAGGCCCACAAGGACCTGCAGGATTACCAGGTCCTGCAGGCCCCATTGGTCCTACCGGTCCTGAAGGTGGTACCTGGATTGAGTTTTTCATGTCAGGATTGGCTTTTGACTTATTTGATATACAAAACAAAGATTTAAACCCATAAATAAAATAACATGGCAATTATTTCAACAACTGGAGGATCGGGTGCTTATACACATGTAGCTAGTAGTGTATATTCATTATTTACAACACCTGCTATTGGCGGAGCTGTTACAGCTAATACTTTTTTTATTGTTTACCTTACACTTATAGATACTTCTGGAATTGGAAATCCGGCACAATATAATAAGATAATAGTAGGACCAAATACTCCTGTAAGACAATTCGGTGAAAATGGAGATACTTCTATTTGGCATTATGTCGGAATGGAAATCAGTTAATCAACTTTTAAACCCTTAAACCCTTAAAACATGGGATGTAAAAATTGTGATCCTATTACCCTGCCCGTCATTACAGGTCCTCAAGGACCACAGGGTATTCAAGGTATTCCAGGTAATGACGGTGCTCCAGGACCTCCCGGACCTGCCGGTCCTACAGGTTGCATAGGTAAAACATTATATGTATCTGCATGCGGTGATGACCTTACCGCTGTTCCTTATGATTATGTCTATCACTATAGCACCATTGAAGCCGCGGTTGCTGCAGCACAAACAGGTGATACAGTAATGGTACATGCAGGAGACTACACAGTTACTTCCAATCTTTACAAGGATAATGTGCATATTCATTTTATAAACGGAGCCCGTGTATTTTCAGTAAATGCCTTGATTCCGTTTAATGTGAATAGTGCAGGTAAATGCCATGTCACTGGAGACGGTGAGTTTTATACGGATCCCTCAGGTGTAAGTTCTACAACTCCTGCAGTATTATATACACCTGTTGCAGGAGCTGATGTGTTCTTTGAATGTAAGAAAGTGGAAGTTGCAAATGCTACAGGTTCTGGATCGGCTTTTGCAATATTCAATGGTAATGTTACAATCAAGGTAAAGGAAAGTGTTTCTGCAACATTTCAATGCCTACTCATACGTACCGGTACTGCACTTGTAAATTTCAGTTGTCCTGTACTTATATGGAAGGGTTTAAATGAAGCTTTGAATACATTGACCGCTTGTGTTTTGATAGGTTATGATTTTGCAGGTAAAGCCGTTATTACCGTAGATGAAATGAAAAACACGTCAAGTGGAGGCACTAACATGATTGCAATAGGGTCAATGAGTGGAAGTGCCATTATAAGATGTCCCAAAGTGGTTAACAATTTTAATGGATTTGGTACGGTAGGATTGTTTCTTATAAACAAAATAGGTTATTTTAGGTTTGAAGGAAACATTTATTCTTCTCAAATCGGGTCTTTAGCCGGAGGTATCTGGTCATCTGTACAAGAAGGCACTAATTGGAACCAGTATACTGAAATAGTTGGTAATATTTATGTAGATACCAATTATGCAATATACCTGAACAATGGTCCTGGTATAATGAGGTATTCAGGAAATATCTGGGGTAATAATGACGGATCTCAGTTTATAACTGGTACTTGGCCCGGACCTCCTACAAATTCAGGTTCAATACCTGTTGAATTCCTTATTTATATTGGATATCAAACAACCTTAAGTAATCCTACAATCGTATCGCAACTTTATTTAAAGGATTGTGCACTTCATCAGATGCAAAAAGATGCCATTGCAATCTATAAAAGCCAGGCTTTCCTTATGCCAGGAACCGTTGAAACAAGTCAATACCTGCAACTGCAGAATGTAAGCATGTATGTTGAAGACGGAGATGGAACTTATTGCATTGACGGTAGTACCTTTATAGCAAACAACGATGTACATCTTATAGGGTGTGTTTCAAATTCCCCTGTATCTGCCAACATCACTCAACTTGGTCAATCCGTAATAAGTGATGTTACAATGGAAGCTTATTATGATAATGTTTACATGGATCTTTAATCAATAAGGAATGTCAATAGACACTACAGCTCTTACTATTCTTATCAATATGACGGGTTGGGTCGTAGTGGGATATCTTGCAAAGGCTTATTTTGACGATATAAAAACAGTCAAACTAAAAAGCCATGAGATAGACACTAAATACCAGCAGATTCTTCTTGAACAAAGGTTACAGGCACAAAAGATTGAATTCCTTGAAAAAGCCATTGAAGACATTGACAACAATGTACATGAAATCAAGGAGATGCTTGAAAAAAACAACAATGTTCTTATAAATGAACTTAAGGAACAATTAAGAAACAGGGGATGAGGAAAACCTTATTGACCATATTGTTGGTGTTTTACACTGCTCTTGCATTTCCACAATGTCCAGGACCTGTAATAGGTGTTGCTGTTGCAATACCTGCAGGTTCTTTTTCCTGTACCCAACAGTCTTTTCCCGCTCCAATAGGATTAAACTCGGAGGCTACGGCAATTACCATGTGTTTCAATTATTACAATGTAGGTCCGGTTAACCTGAATTACCTTTTGGTAAATGGATTATGTGGACCGTTTCCATTGTATAACACCTTGTCATTCTCAATTTATGATTCGAGTTGCAATGCCATTGTAATCAATGGATCAATATTGCCTACTTCCGTCAATGCGACTGTAACAACATTGACTCCTGGAACATGGTATACAATATGTTATACATGGTCTCCAAATTGTCCACAATACTCGGCGTGTCCCTTGATTTATACAAGTGCTCTTCCTGTTGAACTGCTTTCATTCAATGCAAAGGCATTGGAGTCATCAAACAGGATCACATGGTCAACTGCGTCACAATCACAGGTTGATTCATTCATTGTTGACAAATCATGGGACCTGAGTGAATGGAGTCCTGTAAACACTGTTAAGGGGGCAGGGGATACAAACAACCAGAAAAACTATTTAATTGATGATTATGACCTGAGCACAGGCGCTTTGTATTACAGGTTGTCTGAAAAACTTTATTCAGGCCAAGTCAACATATTGGATATTACAGGACTTGTCAGAAACACAATACCCAGGGAACAACGGGTCTATGATCTTCTTGGAAGATCGATGGGCCGTGATTTCAGGGGAATAAGAATTATTACAAATGACACAGATAGTAAAGTCATTATTGAATGAGGCATATCTTACTGTTAATGGCATTGTGCCCTATGCTTTGCTTTGGGCAGCAGTATATTCCGTATTTGAAAGGGGAGTATGGCTATGATATTAATGTTGATAGACCTGTTCAAGGCTTTTCTGCGGAATATACTTATCTAAAGGACATTGGTACCTATTACAATGCCCGCCTCTTTGGGCTTACAGTAGGTGCAATGTATGACAAGTATAAATGGTCCGTACCGTTTTATTATACCGTAAAGGTAAGTGAATGGAACGAGGTGGCCAGAATAGGTGTCATTCTGGATAAAGGCACCAAGGATCTTGATTTCAAAGGGATCAGGTTGCATGGATCCTACGGGTTTGATAATATATTTACACGTAGGAGAACTGATGGAAGATTATGGTCCATAGAAGGATATGTAAGATATGGTAAGAACGGATTTGAGGCGGGTGGAAGATTGGGAGTTGGATTTGTATTTGACAAATATCACACGCGCATATGGTACAACAATTACTGAAAGGAATACTGGTTTATCTTATGTTCGTAGGCATTGCATGCAGTTCGATACATATTGACAGCAAGACAAAATACCAAAAAAAGAACCTGAAAAGGTTCACTGAAAAAACTAGGTATTTCCATAGACCGTTTGGATTGCACATAAGAAAAAAAATAACTGTTAAACAAAGTGGGACATACAAACATCCCGCGGTTACCAGAGGTGCAAAACGAAGATTGAATTCAGAATCATGGCTTAAAAAAATAGGAGAAGGAGAAATTGACTACTAAACGAACCAAAAACATGAACATTTTAAAGACAAAGTATTACACGCAGAAGACAACCCCTTGGGCTACTGCGTTGGGTGACCTTGCCCTTTTACTGATTCCTGCGATCCAATTACTCGTTGCAGAAGCTCCGGGACTTACCGAGGCTCAACAATATTGGACGCAAGGTGTCTGCACTTTGCTGTTGATAACTGCAAAGTTCCTTTTGAAACTGTGGAAAGACAATGAAGAGGTTTCTGCTTAATATCTGTATTGCGGTATTTGCCTTGGTTTTCCTGTCAAGTTGTAACAGGAATCTTGCACCTAAGACTGAGTATGTCTATAAGGATAGTACTGTGACTGTTTACAGTTACAAGGATACCTTGATATATGTAATGAAAGACAGTGTTGTCATTGACAGTATACGCGTGCAGGTGGATTCAGCAGGACTTGTCCAGTTGAAACCTGTAAAGGTTAAATCCAAGAATGCCTATGTAAAGGCTGAAATAAAGAACAGTGTGCTTACTCTTGAAGGCGGATGTGATAGTCTTGCCTTGAAGATCAAGCAATTGACAATAGAAAATACCCGTCTACAGTCTGAAAAGAAAGAGACGGTTCAAATAGTGGAGAAGGCATATATACCAAAATTCTATAAATTTTGCACGTATGCATTCATTTTATTAATCTGTGTATCAGGCGTTTACATTTACTTTAAGGTTTGGGGCTTGCCGAAATGGTAATTTATTACTATATTTGGTAAATTCCCCCTTAAAGTATGCGACAAAAATCCAAGATCACGGAGTTCCTGGAAGAAAATCCTGAACTTCTTGACGGAAATTTCGGACACACTGCAAAGCTCTTTAATGTAAGTTATGATGCTGTCCGCTCAGCGGCCCGCAGATTAAAGGAAAGTCTAAGCAGGCATGCCCCACAGAAACAGGATCTTTTTGAAAAAGACCTGAAAGGCGTTCTTACAAAAGCTAAAACATGGCAGTTGCCAAACGGTGAATGGAGGGAATCCCTTACTTTCCAAGTTGATTATGACCAGCAATGGAATGATTACAAGGACAAGTTCTTTGCTGAACTTGAGACCATTGGAAAGAAGAAGTTTGCTGATGTCAAAAAACCAAAGACCAACGGTTCGGTATGTCTTGAACTAAGTCTTCCTGACCTGCACTTTGGTAAAGGGGACATAGAGGAACTTACACACAGGTTTATTTATACCTGCATAGACCTTGTAAGCAAGGCGAAGCAATTTGGAATTGAAAGGATCCTTTTGCCTGTTGGCAATGATGGATTGAATTCCGAAGGAAGAAGATACACCACGACTGGTGGCACACCTCAGGATGACAGTGTTGATTGGAAGGTATCCTTCCGTGAATATTGGACTGCCGTGGCATCAGTGGTTGAAATGGTTTCAAAGGAGTATCCCGTAGATGTACTGATCATCCCAGGAAACCATGACACTGAAAGGATGTTCTATATAGGAGATGTGCTTCATGCGTTCTTCAGGAACAGTAAAGCCGTGACTGTGACAAACACAGGGGATTACCGTTCATACTATGAGTATGGTGTAAACATGATCCTGTTCACACACGGTGACAAGGAAAAACTAGCGGATCTTCCCTTGATCATGGCCACGGAGCAACCAGAAATGTTTGCCCGCACAAAGTACAGGGAAGTCCATATGGGACACCTGCACAAGGAGAAGGTGAATGAGTTTCGCGGTATAAAGACAAGGTTCCTTCCATCAATCTGCACCACGGACGAGTGGCACAAGATGATGGGATATCAACACCAGAAAGCCGCACAGGCGTTCCTTTGGAACAAAGAGAATGGATTGGAAGGTTACTTTCAGGCAAACATTTTTGACAAGTGACAAATGATAAGATTCACGTTCAGGCATCCACAGTATCCCATAAAAATATGGGTGGTAATGGGATGCCCGCAAAAGGACGTGCTTCCCTACATTTCCACAAAGGCCGTACCAATAACCCTTGATGATATCTGTCATGATCCTGATGATCATGATGAGGAAGTTGGAAAAGCCGTAATGTTCAAGAATGGGTGTTTTCTCATATGGGTACAAAGTTTACCTGAGGATCCATTGACATTAAGTAATCTTGTACACGAGATATTTCACACTGCATACCAGATAAGGACATGGATAGGGGCTCCATATCTCACTGATGAATCGGAAGAGGATTGGGCTTATCTCATATCATGGTTAACAGAAAACATTTTAAAGAAACATGAAACCCATAGAAGGAGAGGACGAGGGACTGGAACTGTTCCTGACGTTGCACCCTAATGAAAGAAAACAGTTCCGTAAATTAAAAAAGAACAATAAACATGGCAACCCAAAGGGAACTGATATACACGGTAAAAAACATCCTAAGGGGTGGTCAAATAACCGATGATGACACAATCACGGATCGTCAAGTGGCTTTTCTGATTGATGCTGCAAGAGCCACTTTGCTTCGTCAACAATACAATAGGGGACAAAACCTTTCAGACAATAACATACAGACCGTGCCTTGCATGGCTGTTGAACAGGTTGACACTTCCTTTATGCCGGGATTTCCTTCAAACTGCACGGTATACAAGACAATCAATCCTCTTCCAAAACCGATTGAATCAAAAGGCAAGGACCTTATAACGGGAATAACTTCCCCTGTTTTGGGAAGCCTTTCCTATGAATACATACCCTATTCGCGTTTACCTTACGCCGGTTTTACCAGGTTTAAAAGACCAATGGTAACTGTTTTCAACAGGTATGTCTATATGATAGACGCCCCTTATACAATCAACATAGCGATAAGCGGGGTATTCGAGGAACCCAATGAGCTTTCAACATACAATGATTGTGAGGGACAACCTTGTTTTGACTGGGATACTGAATATCCCATGTCTTCCCATATGATTGATGCTGCCATTAAAATGGCGGTACAAAACCTTTCATTGACAATAAGGACACTTGCAGACAGGACAAACACCGGTGCACATGAATTGGAGTCACAACTCAATTCAAACGTAGGTGGCAAGTTCGGGGCTGCACAGTCAAGTTCAAAATCATCCGGTTCATAATGACACGTCTTGGAAAAAGGGGCAAAGGCAGATACAACGTCGACAAGGGGTTGCAGGATGCCTATGCCCTTTATCTTTCCAAGACTGAACTAGGATCAGGACTTACAAAGTTCAGTGACTCATCGTCAAGGTTCACTCCACTTGACAAGAACAAATACAAGGAAGTGGTTCATGCTCTCATGGACAAGTTGATGGAAGAGATACTTTACCGTTCCATGACACTTTCACTTCCTTACAACCTTGGTGTGATAAGGGTGAAAAAACTCAAGATGAACATGGGGTTGCTACATGCAAACAACAACCTCAAGACTGACTGGGGACATTACCAGAAAACAGGTAAGATTATCAAGCACCTGAATGAACACAGGGACAATTGCAGATACGGGTTTTATTGGCTGTGCAAGAAAGGACCGAAGGGAAAGAATCTGTATAAATTCCAGGCACTGCGCCAACACAGACGCAAGCTTGCAGAACTTTTAAAGAACACAAACATAGATTATTTCGACTAAGATGCAAATAGCCAAATATACCTCCACAAAGGAGATCATAAACAATTTCATGAGGAACACGGCTTACAATGAGCATGTGAACCTTGGTGACATGGCTTACTGGGTATACGAGGCAATGGAACTCATAGGGTTTCCATTGCAATACATACCCAAAGTCATTGGGCATAAGAACGATTCTCAATACATGCTTGGCGGTACAAGCGCAGTCCCTGTTACTAACGCGACACAGGAGCATCCTGCCGAACCCCATACACATCTTACCTCATACGAAACAAGCACCACGATAGGGCATTACAAGGTTGAACTGCCTTGTGATTTCCATAAACTCATGGCTGTGTCGGTTGACGGGGTAATGGCAGTACCTGCCTCAAGCCTGTTTCATCATCTGATTGACAGTGATTGTTGCGGTGATTTCACAGACTCGAATCCTCCCGAATTGTTTTATGACAACTTCGGGAATGTCTTTTCCCCACAGGCTTTACCGTTGAACATATACCTTGCGACCAATCCTCCGTCATTTACCATAAACAACAACTTCATGACATTCAATGTCAAGGAAGGAAAAGTGTGTATGGCATACTGGGCTTTTCCATTGGATGATGAAGGGTTTCCACTCATACCCGATGACATAAAATACAAGAGGGCGGTATCAAGTTACCTTCAATACAGGATGGATTATATCATGTGGAGACAGGATCTTTTGACAGACAAGGTATATGTCAAGTCTGAACAGGATTGGATGTGGAACGTGGCTTCCGCTTCTTCACATTTGAAGACTCCTGATCTTAACCAGATGGAGGCGATGCGTAGACAGTTTACCAAGATGATTGTCCGTAACCAGGATTTCCGTACAGGCTTTGCAAACATTTCACTTCCAGGATACAGAGGAAGATATTAATGGACAATATTTCAGGATAATAGATGAAACAATTCATAAAGGATTTAGGTGGTGCAGTAAACAAGGACCTGGGATTCAGTAAAGTCAAACAGAATGTGGTTTATGATTCACAGAATTTCAGGATTACTCCCAATGATGACGGTACTTTTGTTGTACGTACAAACATACGTGGCAATGAAAACATACTTACCATTCCTGACGCACCCACCGAATGGCAGATAAAATTCAATGATTCCTTGAAATTTATTGCAGGTAACAAGTATCGTCTAATTTTACAAGGACAGAATTTCGCAACAGGTGTAACAGGTAGTTACACTTTTGACTTTGATTATGTAACTGAAACGATATTCTATCAGGAACTTGTAGGAGGTAACGGGTATTCACCGGGAGGATTGAACGGGCAAGCCTTGCTTCCAACTTCTTTTCTTTACGGTTCAATAAGCGCCGTTTCCCCTACGTTTGATTATCTTGTAATATCCGGTAACTTTACTTCCCTTACGATATTATCCGTAACACAACTCTTTCCAGCCGTTACTTATGGTGAACTTGTGATTAACGGTAATTTTTCAACAAATCCACTGGGAACCTGGACATATATACTTCCATGGACATGGGATAACATAAACAATAAAATGGATGCGGTAAATGCAAATGGTGAAACTTTGCAACAGGTTTTCACTACGCTTGCATATGGACAGTTATATACCGTTGAGTTTGATGTGACTATTACATCAGGAGACATGCTTGTACTTCTGGGTTATCCGGACCCTAACCAGACAAGTACTCCCCTTATAACAGCCACTGGATCATATTCATATGACTTAAGTACCTTGTCATTGGTTCAGACATTGACGTTTTTTCCAGGTAACAATTTTACCGGAAGTATAGACAATGTAAGTATCAAGGCAAAGGAATTCACAGGATTCATTGACCTTACACTTGTAAAACCGGCACAACAAAACCTCAGGATAATAGGTTGGACTACTTTGCGGGATGACATAATCCTCATAACAACCAATGGTGCGTTTAATCCCGATGATCCTGCAACAGGACCTTTTACATCATATGGCCAGATCTGGAGACTCACATATGACAAGGGTGGAAACCTTGTTTCCCCTTCGAATTACAATTTGACATTGCTTTACAATGATGAATTGAACCTCACGGTTTACAGACCGATTGCCAATCCCGGTATGATTGAGACAAGGTATGAAAACCCGAGTATGACTCCAATATACTGGACTGACAATTACAACACCCCTAGAAGAGCAAACCTTGCAGATCCGGAACTTATCACATTGACACCCGAAGCACTTGCATTGCTTCCATCCTTGTCATTGGACATACCCATATTGACAAAAATGTTGGATGGCGGTAATTTAAGAACGGGGACCTACCAGATAGCCTACAGGTTAAAAACCCCTGGAGGAACAGAAACAAGATTCAGTCGTTTCAGTAAAATGATTCCCATCATAGATGCTCCTGAAACAAGCAGTCTTTTAAGTTATTATCCGATAGCTGTATATGATCCCCTTACAGGAATCACAAGTTCAACTCCAAGCGCACCTGGACAAGAGACAGGGGCAAATGCAAACAAGTCAATAGAAATAAGCATATCCAACCTTGATACGAATTACACTACGATAGAAATAGTTACGCTTTATTACAATACACCTGAATCAATACCTGAATGTCACATAGTAAAAACAGATGCAATACCACCTTCAGGTACATACATATCGGTAATAGATTCAAGTGACAATGACATTCCAATTACAATTGACGAACTTACCGCATTTAGCGCTTCAATTGTAAGATGTAAAACATTGGCGACCAAGGCTCAGACATTGTTCCTTGGCAATCTGAAAACCACTGATTTGGATTTTGAGTTTGATACCCGTACATACAGGTTTCCGATAAACTCCACCACGACAAAAATAAAAAGTACTACAAACGTCGAGTATACCATCAGGGATACGGATTACAAGATAACACAGGTAGGACCTAATCCTGTTGTTCCTTTTGACGTACCTGAGGATTTCGACTGTATACAGGATTATGATTCACAGGCACCTGATTCGTTTTATAACAACCTTTATCTTCCGAATTCCGAGATCCTTGGTGGGGAAGGTCCGAATATAAAATATGTCTTTATAACCGAGAACATGCTTTTGGATTCAAAGGTAATGACTCAAAATGTTGGAAGAGGGGCTAAAAACGTCGACAGATATACCACAACAATCACAGGTGTCAATGGTGTCACCTTTGAAAACGTAAATTCCTTTCAAAACAACTCGTCACCTTTCCTTTATGATACAATTGTAGGATACAGAAGGGATGAGATGGAAAGGATAGGCATAGTCTTCTTTGACCAGTTTGACAATCCTTCCTATGTATCCTGGATAGGCGACATAAGGTTTCCACACCAGTTCATGGTAGATCCTGTTACGAATGAAAGAACAACCTTGTGTTCTGCTTCACATCAGGCAAAGGTTACACCTAATTACGTATATTCCACTCCTGAAGGTCCCATACTTTTCAAATCCACTGTTGCAACCTGTGAAAGAAAAGATCCTGCAAGTACTGAATTTAACCTGATAGGCAACATAATGGGGTTGCGTATAACAATAAAAAACTTTACCGGCATACCTTCTTTCTTTAAAAAATGCGGCATAGTCAGGGTTCCCAAGAAGGAAACTGACAGGCGTATAATAGCCCAGGGATTTGTCAGGCCTACATATAAAAATTATGGTGGAGACAGTGGGGATGAAAACTGGTTGTTTACAAACAACATTGACATTGGAGGAATATCACCTTGTTCATTAAACTATGAAGACAAAGGATGGTTTTGGCCCGATGTATTCAGTTTTGTAAGTCCTGAATTCCTGTTTAATGTTTCAGATCCAAATGTCCGTCCAATTGATAAACTTGACATTGTAGGCACATACCGTAAAACAGCCTTAAAGGATAATGGATACCTATGGTCTTGGATCGTGCCTAATGACGGAGGTACTTGGAATGGAACCAAGGAAGATGATAATGGAGAGGACAATTACTGGGGTTTCCTTACAAAGAACTATTACATAGAAGACAGGGCTTTTACTCCCGGGCCTGTTAAAATGTCAAACAGTGATAACCCTTATATAATTAGAAACACTTTTAATATTCCTAACAAAGTTACACAAGGTATAGCTTTTCCAAACAGTAACCTTGAAGATGCTTATGGCGTAGGTGTGGTTTCACCTATTCCTCCTTCTACCAATCCCAGAACAATATATAACTGCAGTATAAAATATCCCAATGCCAATGATTGGATAAGTACGAATGCTAACTGCGGTGGCCTTAATCCAAGTGGTGGGCGTGCGGCAGGTGATTTCCATTCTCACGGTAATAACATGGTATTACTCCAATTGGGCCCTTCTGATGTTACTAATTTTAATTCATCTGCATTTGGTGGACACAATTACATGCTTAATGTCGATAAGCTTCACCAGCATTATGAATTTGGTAATGCCGGTATAGGTATTCCGGATGCAAGAGGTCTCAATGGATACATGGCAAACTATGTACGTAATGTCCAAAACCAATACGGCGGTAATTCCTTTTCAGACAGGGCTTCTTCGGAATATGTATCAACAAACTGCATAATAGACATAAGTGACAGGACCAATCCCATAACCACAAAGGTTCTCGGAGGTGATACTACCGTTGAAGTCATGGATTATAAACCCCATTTGCTTGACCAGTCAATGGCAAAAAGGGTTCGTGATGAGGTAAGTGGAGGTGACAATGAATCAAACCTGACTGTGTGGTTTTTGTTTTTTCCGTGTGAAACGTCCGTAGCCATTGACTATCGTAGAACCTGGCAAAACGTAGTATACAATGATTGGCGTAACACTAATACAAATAGAAGTGAACTAAAAGGCGCCTTTAATTATAATAGCGATCGATGGTACGATTCAGGACAAGGGGGATATAGACCCTACATGACCGAGTTTTCAGAACTCTTCAATGTAAGTCCGGTATTCAATTACTATCCTGAAAAGAAGTTTGTAAAGTATTTTCCAAGACCTTACAAGGGATTGGAACAAAACATTTTTGATTGCCGTGTATGGAAGTCTGAAAAAAAGATAGATGGTGCGCTAGTTGATGCATGGAGTATATTCAGGTCTGCGGCAATACTTGATGTTGAAAGCAAATATGGTCCGATCAATAACCTTGTGGTTTTTCAAAACAAGATGTTATATTTTCAAGACAAGGCTTTTGGACAACTTCAGATCAATGAGCAAAAACTGATAAACTCGGTAGGGGATACCACTGATCTTGTACTGGGGTCATCCGGTATTCTTGAAAGGTATGATTACATATCGACCCAGACAGGAACAAAGCATCAGTTCAGTATGAGTATATCCGACTATAGTCTTATATGGTTTGATACCCTTGCACGTAAGATCTATAAGTTTGGAGACGGTCTTAAACCTGTAACTGATTTAAAAGGATATCATGCCCTTTTGTATAACGGTACTGAAGGTAAGTTACAAAACAATGACAATCCTTATTTATACAAGGGAGTCCATTCAACCTATGATTACAGGTTCAATGAATTTTACATGACTTTCCTTTCGGAGGAAAACCAGTTTACACTTGTATATAATGACATGGTTGACGGGTTTGTGGGAGAGTATACCCATTATCCGGTAGTCTACATCAATGACAAGTCAAATATATTTTCCGTACCTTACAGTGGAGGTGCCAGTGAGATATACATCCACAACTATGGTAATTACGGCCAGTTCTATGGAGTAGTGAATCCTTCAAAACTCAGCTTTGTAGTGAATCCTGAACAAGGGTTGGAAAAGGTGTTTACCAACATGGAGGTTACCGCTGAATCATTTAAGACCGTTTTTGGTTATGATCAACCTGACTTCAATGATTTCTTTGATACCATGCGTGTGTATGACAATTATCAGAACACGGATTTCATATCCACAAGCCTGATAGCCAAGAAACACAAGACTATATGGGACGTGAAGATTCCTTCGGACAGGGTGCTTGATGTGACCCAACCCATATTCAATGCCGCAAACCTCAGTTCCGTACGTCCCGCACTTACGCGCAGGATGAAAGACAAATGGTTCATGGTGGATTTCATTTACAATAATACCGATAATAACAAATTCGTGGTGCACTTTGCTAATGCACTTTACATGATAAACTCACGATAATGAATAATTGGCTTGACAATTATGACGATAAGGAAATGGCTAAAAAAGCCCGCAAGATTTCCAAAGGAACAAGAATACCACGTGTACCAAAGTCAAGGCTTGAAACGGAAGACAGGTTGGGATTTCCCGTAGATGAAAGTGACTTGCCTGTTCCAGGGGTTCCTGTAAACTTTGACATACTTATGAACATGCATAAGTTCAAGGTTCCGAATCCTGATTATTATGAACAACAACCAATGATGATTGCCGCTGATGGAGGTCCTATAGGTCCAGAGGAAGAACAAAAGCCTGGTGTAGCAAGGGTCATGGGTGTTGATAAGGAAGGAACCCCTGTATTACGTCCTACCACAGGATACTATCTTCCTGAGGTGGAAATATTCGCGGACGCGCCTGATACCTATAACAACTATATCAGAAACAAGTATAAGGACGCAGGTCTTGGCGTAACCATGTTTGGAATGCCTTTGGACTACGCTTTTGGATTTCCCCAGGCGGCGATGACCAAGGCGTTTACAGGCAAGTACCAGCTTCCTTCAGAAGCCATGGGTATTGAGAATCCTGTAGTAGCGTTATTGACGGATGCAGCACTTGATCCTGTGAATATTACAGGCGCTGGTTTATTGACCAAGGAAAAAGCATTGGCTGCTCTAACCTCTAGTAAGGAATCAGGAATGCTTTCCAATGCTTATAAATATAATCCTTGGGCGTTTAAACCTAATCCTGAAGCTGGCTATAGAATGATTGGTGGAAAAGAAGGTTATTTAGATGCTATAGTTTCTGGAGAAATAAGACCTACAGGTAGATATGAACATGCTCATTTTAATATTGGACAACCTTTAAATCCAAATAGACTTTCACCAGAGGAATTAATTCAAGCTGGTAGTCCTGGTGGGTATAAGGGTCCTTATATGGCTGAAATGAAAGAGGGAACATGGCAAAGAATGTCAGATGCTTTTCCCAATAATCCAGAAATGCAAGAACAGTTTAGGTTACTAGGAAAAGACAAAGATGTTTGGCAACACCCATTACTTGGACATATAAAAGTGGATGATCCAAGACTAAAACTTTATAAACAAGATTGGTTAAGAGGATACAAGGAAGTTCCTAAAAAAGAAGTTGGTGGTTATGTGACTGATGAATATAAAAAGGTACGCAGTACCGTACCACGTGTATCATACACTGAACCTTCAAACATGTACACCGGACCAACTACCCAAAGAGGAATAACCTTTGCCGAAGGGGGAGAAGTTGAAAGACCTACAGGTACATATGTTGAATCAATGTGTGGACCTGATCATGTGGAAATAAAAGATGAAAAAGGTGTTCCTGTAGAATGTATAAGTCCTGAAGAGTATGAACGCAGGCTTAAACCATTCAATGATGCCGCGCAAGCCAGATTGGAAGAAGCCAGAAAGAACGATCCTAATCCAAGCGGTAATCCAAAAGTGTCATGGAATCCAGCCATTGACGGACCTTATCCTAGGATAAAAAGATACAATGAACCTTTGGAATCCAACTTTTCAAGTTATTGTCCTGATTGTTCTGCAGCTGAAAAAAAGGCAATGAGGCAGTATGAGAGATCCCAAAGGCGTTTACAAACAAACCAAGGCCGTAACATGAGGAGAGCTGAAAGGCAAAACTTTTTTGACAACATCGGTAATATAAACCTGCGGATCCCGCCTCTTGGTATTGGCGCCTTTTTTCAAAACCTTTGGGATGCATGTCGTCCAGGTGAACGCTGTTTTAAATTTGAAGACGGAGGTCCTACAAATCCTCCTGACAAGACATGGGAATTAAACCCAAATACTTATGATACTCCCAACAGGATAACCTTTCCTTTGATAGGCGGGATTGATTGGAGTACAAAAGGTTCACAAGGAGCCGGAGGTGACCGTGCAATGGTATTAGGGTATGAAAGGGAAGGATTTGGTTCCAATCTTTCCCCCTTTGTTGACTTGAATGCCGGAATTGCCTCAGCACCTTCTTCTTATAAATATACTACATATGATTCTGGAGTGGGACAATCCCAGGCAGAGTTACCCGCTGGTGCGGGAGTGTTTGGCAAGGTAGGATTCAAACCTTCTTTTTCAGTGGGGCAATCATGGATACACCCTAAGACCGGAAAGGACAAGTACAAATCATCATTCTTTATAGAACCTAGCGTATATGCTGATATAAACGCCGGAAAAATCCTGCCTAAGGAACAGTCAGAATATTCAAGTGTCATGAATCCTGCGGAAAACCCCAGCATGACAATGCTTGAACGTAATGACAAGTTACTTGACAAACCATGGTATGCCACGGTAAATCCCGGTGCAAGTCTTGATTTTTCAAAGACAGGTAGGGTGGGATATATGGATTCAAAGGGAAGTCTTGGACTCACTTATGACCAATACGGTCCTGGGGTAAAGGCTTCTGTAATCGGTGAAAACTTTGAAGGATCTCTTCCTTATGGTGTAAAGTTCCATGCGGGATATCAACCAGGTGACAAAGGAAGAGGTTTTTATGGAGGAACTGAAATCCTGATTCCAATCGGCGAAAGTTGGAACAAAGTAAGAAGGAAAAAACAAACTCCTACACCTCTTCCAGGGACAGTATCTACTCCACGTTTTGAAGATGGGGGACCTATTAAACCATTTGTAACATCTAATCTTAGTGAATATAACAAACGTAAAGCAGCATATGCTGATAGTTTAGATTTATATAATAGGTTTAAGAACAGTAAAGCTGATTACTATAATTTTATAAAAAGTCAAGGATTTGACCCTAGTCGTATAGAGGAATGGACTACAGATGGATATGTAAACACAGATGTGCATCCTAAAATAGGTGCGACTTCATATGGTATATTGACAAATAGTGGTGGAGGATATAATAGAGATGCTGCAGGTAATCCAATAAATTATACAACATATCCAACAATATCAAGTACTGGTATTCGTAGTTCTAGAAATGTACCTGATAATAGTGAACTTAATAAAAAAATAAGAAAATCGGCAGGGGCATCTTCATTTGGTTATGCTGTTTATGAAAAACCAGTACAAGAGGTAATATTAAGTAGACCTGATATGAAACCCATGACTCCCATAGGGTTTTCCCAATATGAACCTCAACTTCAACAATGGAAAGGACCTATACCACAAATGGTTTCAGGTATTGACGAAACCATTATGATGCCTAGCGGCGTTGAAATATCCAAGAAGCAGTTCATAAAACAGTATGGAGAACCTGCATGGAATAGAGCCACTAATAAAAAAGCAGATGGGGGACCTACGGGTCCTGGAGATCCTACTCCTAAACCAAAACCCGAACCTACATCGTGGTTGGATTATATCAATCCAATGAACTGGGGAGTATCAAACCTTGATGATGCAGGTACTTTTGAACAAGCGTTTGCAAAGGCTGATAAGGAAAACATGGATGAGTTCATGTGGTATGGTACAAGATATCCTGTTGTATATGCTGAAACTCCTAATAAACAAGAAATGTCTTACCAAAAAGAGTATCCAATGACCTATGCACTTGCATCAGGTCTGCAAAAACTTGACAGGTACAAGGAATATAAGCCTGAAGAATTTATGGACATGCTTGGAATGATACGCCAGGTTGAAAGCAGGGATGCAAACATTGCACAATCAGGTGGAGGACCCGGACGGGGATATTACCAGTTTGAACCTACTTCAGCCAAGACAGCATATAAAAGGGCAAAAACACTTGCAAGCGAGTTAAAAGACCTTACCGGAGTAGAAGTAAAACTTCCCAAGAAATTTGATGAGAATTTCATGAATCTTGACAAGGATACCCAAAGTTTTTATACATTGAGTAATCTTGTAAAAGCGGCTACTGCAAGAAGGGAAGTTGATCCTAACTACAAGTTCAATCCCCGTGAAGCGGGAAATGCATGGTTTGATTTGCATTGGGCTGGAGAAAGTTCACATCCCGAAGATGTTCCTGTAAGGATAAAGCACTGGAACACCACGCATCCCAAGAACCTTATCAACAGGGTAGCCAAAAACAAAAAGAAGGATGGGGGAACAATAGATGATTTCATCAACAACCTTTAATCATAAAACATAACAATACAACATACAATGACTAAAAAAGAAATTTTGAAGATGACCGGACTTTCAGAGTCTGACTTCTATAAGAAATACCCTACACAGGAATCCTTCATGATGGAATATGGCGGAAAGATTGCAGGATATGAATCTGGAGGCAAGGTAAGTTACTCGGCTAAGGATGCCGCAGCAGGTAAGGATATTGGAAAACCCGGTAAGAACTTCAGCAAGATAGCCGCTGAAGCGGGTGAAAGATATGGATCTAAGGAAGCAGGACAAAGAGTCGCTGGTGCAATACTTGCCAAGCTTCGTGGTAAACGCAAAGATGGTGGTAAAATAACACCTGATGAATTTGTAAAAAAATATTACGGTGAAAAATATCAAAGCGATAAGGATCCTAAAACAGGTGAAGATTTAAAAGGTTATGATTATTGGAGGAACCGTATACTTTCAGAAGTTGATTTGCCTTTAAATGAAGATGGTGATATTATGTTTGAATCTGTTTCAGACATATTGAAAAGAATGGAATCGGCCAATCCACAAGGTAAAGGGTTTTTACAGGTTCCAATAAACCAAACCGTTGTTAAAGAATTAATGGAGGAACAAAGTGATCTGTATGATACACCGGAAAATGTAAACTATAACCTTGTCAAGGAGAATGTAAAACTGAATGCAGTTAAAAACCCTGCCAATCCGGTACGTCCTTTTGGTTGGGGATACGACGAGGGTTCTATGGATGGCGGATATAAAAAAGGTGGAAGCATTACTCCCACTCCGACAGGAGATATATTCGACATGATGGGCATGTCTTATCTTAATGCTTATGGGAACGGATCATATACAAGAGGCAACAATCCGACTCCTTATCTTTCATTGACATCTACACAAATGCCTTATAGTCAATCTTTTGTAGAAGGTCTTCCTCTTGGAAGTGACGTATCAAACCTGACAACTGGAAGATACGGCATACAAGGCGGTATGCCATTAGGCGCAGGAAAAGGTGTTTACCTTACAGGTGAGGCTGGCGTTGAAAGAGGATTGTCCCGTGACGTAGCTACAAAGACTGTCAATCCTTATGGACAGGTAAGTAATTTTTCAATGACTCCTTGGGAAGAGACAAACAAACCTTATGGATCATTGGGCCTTAATTTTCAAAATCCTGAGAAGCAATATTACAAAGGACTTACAGGAAATCAAAGTAGTGCAGGATTTGGAGTATCATATGGTAATGATATGATATCACCTTATGCTGATGTCAACCCACGACTTGCAGTAAACTTTGGTAGTCCTAGAAGAGGTAACCAACCATTGACTGCTGCTGTAGGGGTTGATGCAAGATTACGTCCTTTTTATGAAAAGAAGTATGAAGAGAATTCCTGGAATGAAGCAAACAGTGGTGCAAGTTATGCCACACCGTATTTAGGCGCAAGTGGAAGACTTGGAGGTGGACTTGAGGTTGGTGCAAAAGGTGGGTATAACCTGATGACTGACAAACCCCAATATGGTATCTCGGTTACTAAGAAATTTCAGCAAGGTGGAGACATAGATGTCAAAGCGCCTTTGTATGATGAGACTGAACTTAATACTAACATTAACACAAACCTTTATGCATCAGGTAGTTACACACCAATGTATGCTGGAGGTAGTTATATTCCAATGTATGGTTTTGGTAACTGGGTTAAAGATGTAGGTAAACTTACATTAAATAACCTTGCAGCTCCTTTGGAACATGTTTCTGGAAACAACTTTGTAAACTTTGATTATGACAATAAAGCCATGGCGGATGCCGCTGCAGTCAGTGAAGGATTGAGTGGCGCAGCTACGGATATAGTAGGTACTACTTTTTTAGGACCTGCATATGGAATGGCAAAAGGACAAGTTCAAGGTGTTACCAGAAATCTAGGAAGTAGTTCTGAAGAACAAAAAGGTGCAAGTAAGGCAGCAAATCAAATTGGACAGATTGCAGGAAGTACCGGAGATCTTATTTCAGGGATTTCTTCAGGTAATGTTCAACAGATTGTAGGAGGAGCTGGTAATGTTTTAGGCACAACAGGGCAACAACTTGGTTCTCAAGAACTTGGAGCTGTTGGACAGTTAACAGGTACAGCTTCCCAGTTTGTAGGTAGTGGAAAATCAACACCTTCTACAACAGGAATGGGGCCAATGGGAGACATGGTTTCTCCACAAAATGCTATGGGATTCTTTGCAAAAAATGGAGGTAATGTACCTGCATATATGCAAAATATGCGTAAATTCGCGCAAGGCGGTATGACCGTGGGTAACGTAGAAGGTAAGGAACTTTTGATTGATCCTTACAAACTTGAAGCAGGAGGAGTACCCAAAATACTTGCGGATTATACGAATATTCCCCGACATCCTTCCGACGGTTCAATTGATGAACGTGGAACTGTCCCATTGCCTGTAAATAAATATGTTATTACCAATGCAATGCGTGAAAAATTTAAGAAATCTAAACAATCAAATGATGGATTATGGTCTTCAGCAATCATGAATAAAATTGATTTTGACAAGAATAAAAAGGAACAGCAGGAAATGCAAAAGGCATCCAATGCTTATGGAAGGTTCATGGCAAAATACGGAGGCACCATTGAAAAAATGTATGCCTGTGGTGGCAAGACTTATGGATGTGGAGGCATGACAAAATATGATGATGGAGGAGGAACTCCGTCATATCCATTGAACATGACAGGTCCAAGGGATATCCTTCCACTTATGTTTACAGATCCATATGTAGTTCCGGTAAATAACAACATCGGACTTACTTCTTCTATGATCGGCAGTTCATTGCCCCAAGGAGGATTGCAGTTATCCTTACCTTCATCAGGTGCTCCTGCCCTTCCAGCTGATTGGAACAGTGGAATGCGTTCAGGCGTATTAACCGAACCACGTTTAAACACTCCGGCAATGGGAAGTTCATTACCTCAGGGTTGGCAGTTACAAAACCCTTCTGCAGATGACGGTTGGAAATTGGATGCCAATCTTTCTCCTGCACGTGTTGATTTATTTGATGGACCTATGACCCTTATGGAACCTTTAGGACCTACAGGTAGCCAAGCACCAAGAGGACCTGTTGGAGACAGTGCTCGAAAAACCGAAATGGTATCAAGAAGGGATCCCAGTGATTATCTTGGACAACAATATGGAATGAACCCCAGTGTGCTTGGACAGATAGCCCCAATGCTTCCGGCCCTTGGATTGGGTTTGGAAGCCGCATTGTCAAAACCTTATCAGGTAAAGGCAAGTGACTACATGGTAAATGAGCGTTTAAAACCTGAAAAGATCAGTCCTAATTACCGTCCGATATATGAAGCTGAAAACCGGGCTGCTTATGACATTGCACAAATGGCTCCAGGTTCAGGAGGATATCTTGCAGGGCGCACTGCCTTGAATGCAAATACAAAAAAGGTAATAGCTGATTATAAAAAAGCGTTGGAAGATGAATATGTAAAACAAAAACTTGGTGCTGACCAGTTTAACATTACCAAGGATTTGCAGAATGCGCAAACCAAGTTGGCCGTTGATCAGTTCAACGAACAAAACAGGGCGGCACGTCGTAACGCAATGCGTGAACAGTTTGGTAAGAATCTTCCTGCAGCGTTCTTTAACCAGCAATACAACAACATGGGAATGCAGGCAATTCAAGCCCAATATCCTAACCAGCAATTCAACTGGGGTATCTTTGGAAAGTCAAAACCTGTTTAATACGATAAAGACATAACACATGGCATATTCTATTTGGGACAAACAACCTGAACTGGCATTACCGAAACTGCCTTTTGAACTGGTACTCTCGCTTGCCGAGATGACCCGTAAGAAACAGGAGGAAGCCGATACAACCGTAGACAAGATCAATGAATCCATGTTAAGCATTCCCGCCATCCCAGTGGATGTGCCGGGAAGGGACAAAAGGATAACTGAACTTCAACAACAGATATACGACATCAGTGACATGTATTCCAATAACATGGCTCAGGCATTACCTGCCTTGAAGTCATTACAAAGGGAACTTAACAAGGAAATGAGTATCGGATATCTAAGTGGAGTAAAAAAACGTCATACAGACATGGTCAAGAGTTTTGAAAACCTTGACCTGATGCAGAACGAATATATCAAAACAGGAGGCAAGCAAGGCATGTCTCCTGAGGACGTACAGGCTGTAAAAACCCGTGAACTTACCGATCCGAATTACAATGGTGCTCCAATACAACGCACTCCAAGTGGAGCATGGCAGTCTTATAACCAATATGAAAGGTTAAACACCTATAACTATTCTGACAAGGCAAATGAACTTGGCAAATGGCTAGGGGAACATCCTGAGAAAGTAACTCAACTTACAGGACTTTCATATTCTTCAAAAACAGGTTATTATGAACATGGTGATGTAACCAGGACGGTAATGACAGCTGAGGCCATTCAAAGGGCTTTGAAAACCTACTTTAGGAATGACCCCGAAGTTACAAAGTATGTTGACTGGCAGGCAGGAGTTTCAGGTAAACATGATGCTGCACGCAAATTACTTGCAGAAGGAGCGCAAAAAGGTTATATCCCTTCCTATGATGCGGCAGGTAACGAGATATCGGCTTATAATCCCGATACATGGATTAATCAGGTTTATACCCCTAGCTTGTATACAAAAGCTGATCAAGCCGCTGATGCGGTTGCCGCAGTATATCAAAGGAATGAGATTGACAGGAACAGGTCTTATGTATGGAATCAACTTGCAGAAGAAGGACGAAAGAGGGAAGAACAAATGGGTTATGCAATAGTAGGCCAGGCGCCTATGACTGCAGTTCCCGGAACTACTTTGGATCCTTCCATATTTGATCCTAATGCAGGTGTGAAAACAGGCAAATATTTGTTTACCAGTAATCCTAGGACAGGAGAAGCCAGGTATCTTGATCCACAAGGAAACACAATTACAAGGGAACAGTATGACAAGGCAATGGCTGCTCAAAAGGGAAATGTATCTTATATTGATTTAAAGGATCTTTCAGCGGCACAACAACAAAAAGTTTCATCGTATCTGCGTACCTTGTCAAAGAGTACTGACATGGGTGAAGCGGCAAAACGGATTATGGATGGAAAAGGTACGGATGCTGATAAGAAACTTGTATATCCTGCCTTGAAAAAAATGTCAGAGGCAGCCGTAGGAACCAATCAAATGAATTCCACGTTTACAACCATAAACGATAAACTTGAAATACCTTTGGTAAACCAGATGTTAAGCGGACGTACTGATGAAGTCATATCCGTACAACAACTGGGCGCAGGACTTGCAGGTGACATGAAGGTGCGTTTACCTGATGGTCAATCCGTACCCTATAAGGATTTTGTCACTTACATAAAGAATAATGCCAAACCTGAATCACTTGTTTCAATCCCGGCCAAACTTCGTGGTGTAAATGCATTAACCAATGCTACAGGAGACTTGTCGTTTGGAAATGCCTATCAAATGGTAATTGAAGGTGTTCCTTATTATCTGCATGGTGATTACCAGTTTACCACTGATAGTCCCAAAGGCAAGGCCAAGCAGGCTGAAAAAGTCACAAATGAATATACGGCAATGTTCGGTCAGGCACAAGCCACTCCTAGAGGTACTTCTACCGGTAATTATTTTGGAATACCCGTTGAATGGGTATACATGCCTGATGCAGGTGATCCAAACAAAGGGACATATAACCTTACAGGATTTGGAACGGATGCACAGGGTAACATCATGCCTGTGACACCCGGGGTGGGAACCCAGTATTCTTCTGCTGAAGAAATGGAAAGGGTTTTAAGAATACAGTTAAGTAACACATTAAACGGTAAATAAAGAAATGGCGGATAGCAAACCTATTAACCCCGGAATAAGTTTTCAGGATTATGTACGATATACTGATCTTCGAAGGGACATTATTGCAGATCCTGTAAAAATAAAAGCTGAAAGTTCACAGTATGATGCGGGGTTCATATTACCCCAAGTCAACCCTGAACAGGCTTTAATGGACCATCGTGCAAATGCACAACCCTGGGAAGACAAACTGGGTAATGGGTTGATGAACATGACTTCAAGCGCATTCACAGGTGCGCTTGAAAGTACCCTAGGACTTGTATATGGCGCAGGTGCGGCCCTTGCTTCAGGGGATGCTTCCAAATTCTATAACAACGAGTTTGGAAAAAGCATTGATGCATTTACCGAAGCGACACGTGAAAAATATCCGTTTTATTATTCAAAGGCGGAAGAGGATGCTTCTTTGCTAAGTTCACTTGGTACCGCTAATTTCTGGTATGACAAGGTTCTTGGAGGTGCGGGATATACGATAGGTTCAATGGTGACAGGTATGGGTGCAGCCCGTGCATTCAACATTGGTAAGAACGCACGTCTTGCACAATTAAGTGCAGAGGCTTCCGCGGCTGAGACTGCAGGAAACCTTACGGCTGAGGCTGCAAAGTTTGCACGTTGGGACATGGGTAAGCAAGCTGCGCTTGGATTTACCATAGCGCACGGCGAGTCATCCATGGAAGCCCGTCAGACATACGAAGAGACTAAACAGAATTATGAGAAGTTGCGCAGTCTTGCACAGATGGATCCTTCCAATCCGGAGTATGCCGACTACCTTAATCTTTCAGACGAAAAGATAGAACAACTCGCATCTGATGCGGCTGATACCAATTATCTCATGAACCTTGCAGTCACAGGTCCTACCAACATGATGTTGCTTGGCAAATGGATCAATCCCGGTAAACAGGCTGCAATAAGGACATACAATGAGATAGGCAAAAGGACTGCAGTGGACGGTGCTACCCAGTATTTTGACAAGGTCGTCACCCAGAAGGGCCGCGCCTTGCTTAATGTCGGAAGCAAGTTCATGAAGGGTTTTACCTTGGAAGGTTCACAGGAAGGACTGCAGTTCGCATCCAACAAAGCGGCTCAGGAATTTGTAGAGCTACATGGTTTACAGGGACAGGACTGGTTTACTTCATTGACTACCGGTCTTGCGGAAGGATTGGGTGAAACACTTTCCACAAAGGAAGGTCTTGAAGCAATCCTTGTCGGAGGACTTGTCGGGGGACCTTTCGGTATGAGGGGAGCAGGTGCTGAACGCACTGCAAAGGATGCAAGGACCAAGATACTTGTGGACAAGTTGAACTCCGATCCTACGTTTGTACAAGCCAATCCACTTGTACAGAAGATGCTTGCATCGACCAATTCTGCAAACAATGCAGAAACATATTTGAAAAACGGTGACTTGTTCAATGCAAAAAACGCGGCTGACCAGTCACTAAACACATATATCAAAGGACAGATTGACGCAGGTACCACGGATTACTTTGTGGAACGACTTGAGTCAATCAAACAAATGGATCAGACGGAACGCGACAAGTTCTTTGGTCCGGGCACAACTCCTGCACAGGTTGACCAGGTGATAGACAAGGTCAGGAAACTTGAAGGTTTGTACAATTCCATTGAGACATTGTATGGAACTCCCGGTGGAACACCTGAACAAAAACAAAGAAACACAATGTTGCGTGAAATGCTTTTCTTTTCTGCAAGCACCATCAAGGATGTTGAAGGACGGATGAGTAACATAGTGAAGGAACTTACTGCAATGGCTAATCCCCAGGTTGCTGCAATTATTGCGGCACGTGAGATAGCGATCAATATGCAGAAAACCATTACACCTGAATCCGTACCGGCAGGAAAAGACTTTGAACAGTATCTTGCTGAAATGGAAGACCAGGCGGTAAAAGGATACAATGCCCTTCTTACACAGTTTATAAAAGACAATCCTGTTGAAGCTTCGCAAACCACACAACTTTTTGCCGACCTTAACCAATTGGATAAACGCAAACAGGAATTCATAAAGTATTACAATGAACTCAATGATCCTGAGAAAGCCGAAGCATTGCTGAAGAAGACGCAGGAAACACTTGAGAAGACCGGTGAAAGGCTTCAAATGGAAGCTGAAAGGGAAAAGGAAAAAAAGACCCAGGGAAGAACGGTTCTTCAGGATGTGGACACTTTCCTGCCTTTGAACCCAGACAGGAAAAACGAGGTTACAAACAAAGGACAGGTTCTTGACATATCCAAGCTTTCAAACATACAGCTTGATGAAATGCAGAAGAACCTTCAACAGGAAGAAACACAGGGTACACAGGTTTTACCTGAACTGAAGGCCGCAATTGCAAAAGAGATAGAGTTCAGGACAACCACGGATCAAATACGTTTAGGTATAAAGGAAAGGCTTCTTGGAGCTGTTACACCTGAACAGGTTGACGACATAATTTCCCAGATAGCCAATGACGGTTCATTCAATGTGAATGCCCAGGAGATTGAGAAACTCAAGAAAAACCTGACAGAAGCCAATGAAGCCCGTATTGCACAAGAGGCCATTGCTGAAAACATGAAGAACAACTTCAAGGGTGTCAATGAGTTCTTTCATGTGTTTACCACTTCCGAAGAGGAAAAAAGACTTGTGGCACAGGTTACCTCAGACCCTGAACTCAAGAACAAAGTCTACTTCAAACTTTCCACCAATCCCAATCCAGGGACCATAAGTAACATAGGAAAGGCGGAAACAAACACCCTTAATCCGCGTCTGAAGAAGCAATCACCTAACATACTGATAGAGGTATGGACAACCTTGCCTGACAATACGCAGGCAAGGATTGGAATGATGCCATGGTTCGGACAATATGTAAACAATGTAGGTAATCCGATAGACATACAGAACCTTACATTTGATGAATATGTAAACCTTTTCCTTCCCGGACTTGATAAGCAAAAAGCAGCGGAGTTCATTGCAAGTGATCCTTTGAAGTATGATCTTGAAGCATTCAAGCGTGCACATGCCGACATGATGGACCTGTATGCAGGTGCGCAAAAACTCATGGAGAATGCAATTGCACGTCAATTGTCACCAGGTGAAACAAGGAGTCTTGTAGGTGTTAGCGTATCACAAGGTACGTATAATTTTGATGATGCCCCGTTGTCTGACTTCCTGAATGAAAGCACGGTGAACAAACCATTCGTATTGAATGGTACACCTGTAATCATATCCACTTCGACTTTTGACGGTTCAGTGGAGTTTAGACCGGGAAAGGAAATCCTGCCTACCATGACTGTTGCATCAGTTCTTGATGCTGATGGTAATCCGGTGGTATTGGATGTCAATGGTGTTGGAGGATTGCGTGCTGAACTTCTTCCTGCATTGAATGCCTTGAGTCAAAGGGTTACACAGGCAAGGGTAGGTGAAAACATATACAACAAATACTGGATGATTGTGGAGGATCCACAAGGGACAGTAAAGATACCAGGTGTGGAAGGATCATTTGATTGGAGGCCTGTAAGTCCGAAATCAATGACTCCACAACAAGTTGATGAAATACTCAATAACCTAAGGGCTACTGCTGAAAAGCACGCTACATTAAAAGACGCCTCTGAAAAAGATAAAAACATGGCGGTATTGAGGAATATTTCAAACAAATTGTTCATAGCCGTTTCTTCGTTTGATGCCGTAAAATCCTTTAAGAACGTACAAATAGGATTCACATTGAGTCCTACAAATAAACTTACCTTGGAAGTTGACTTCAAGTTCAAGCCGGGTAATATGCCAAGAAATCAAGCCGAGACTGCAGATGTGAATCAAGGCAAGGTATACATGACCGTTCCTGATAATATACGCACTTCACAGGATTTAATAAACTGGTTTAACCAGGAGTTGCAAAAAGATCAGACTCTTGTGTATAAACCCAGCATGGAGTCAAAGGGAACTGAAAGGGTTCCTTTTAGCATGAAAGGCAGGCTTGCTCCGATTACTCATACCAGCATGCGTATGAATTTCAGTTCAGGATCTGCAGAACAACGTCGAGGTATAAGGGCAATCAATCCTACGAATGTGTGGGACAGTTTCTCTGTGAATGTAAGCAGGCTTAATCCAAGGGTGGATCAAAAGGTTGTAGTACAACCTGTAAGGACTGCCGCTGGTGCCGCAATGGCCCAGATGGCAAGGACCTCTTCCACGCCACCTGTTACTGCCACACCGCAGACAGTCACACTTGCACCTGGACTTACATCAGGACAAGGTGAAGTCGCTCCTACAACTCCTGTTTCTACAGATATAATTACAGATAATATATATAATAATTTTGTAGATAAAAACATAGTTCCTGAAAATGTTTTAAACTTTATTGCAGATAAAGTAATTAATAGATCTGCTTTATCACAAAAAGAGATTGCAATATTTAATGGAAAAACATCTGAAATAAATAAAATAATTAGAAATAAAGCCGCTTTAGGCGCTCCTACAACTCCTGCCGCTCCAGCAGCCATAATGACCATGGAACGTCTAAATCAGGTATGGGATGATATAAGGAACGGCAAACCTGTTGATTCATTTTTCAATGAGTTTAAGGAAGGTTATGGCAGTAAGTATCTTTTTGTCGAAGACTTAAAGGACTGGTTTGAAAACAAGACCAACACAAAGGTTGCAGTCACCACGACTCCAGGACGCATAGCGCCTAATGCCGCTGCTGCCCCTACCACTACAACTACAATTGATGCAGAAAAAGCCAAGATTACATCTTCAGAGTTTACAGAGTTAAAAAGACTGGCTAAGTTTTTTTTAGAGAATCCTAAAGAACCTACTGTATCAGGAAGTGTTGTTACAAGATACCCAACTTTGTTTAAAACTGTTACTGATATAGAAAAAAGAAGACAGAAAGAATTAGAGGGAGAAAAATATTTTGTAAAAACTAATGCAGAAGGACTCAAAGCTGCTAAAGAATTTGTTGATAGAGTTAATGCTAAATATGATGCAGAACTAGATGCTTTAGGTGCTGCTCCTGCACAGGAACGTCCTTCACGTAGAAAATCCGCGGGAGGTGATGCGTTCACAGGTGCCAACAGCATAGGTACTTATGATGAAGGTGAGGTTATTGACCGTGAGACGGCGATAGAAAACATCAAAGGACTTCTTCCTGAGTTCATAAGCATAGGTGAACTTCTTCCGACACTCGAGGCTTTGCGTGATGGAAGGATCACATTCGGTTCATTTTACAACAACATGGTGCGCCTGGCATCAAAGCTTGTGAAGGGACGTGAATACCACGAGGCGTTCCACGCCGTGTTCCGTACCATGTTCACCGATAAACAACTTGACGCACTTTACAAGGAAGCCAAGGCTTTGATGATAAGTGAGTTCAAGAAACAGGGAAAGACATTCGTACAAGCCTATGCTGAATGGAAAGAGGATCGTATAGATTATGAAAGTCTTCCTGAAAGCATAAAGAAAGACCTCTTCATAGAGGAGTGGATGGCTGACGAGTATCCCAAATGGAGGGAAGGCAAGTCAGTCGTGCCGAAGAAATCCACTACTCTATTGGGAAAGATATTCAATGCGATCAAAAGGTTTGCTGATTGGTTGACAGGCACGCCCACATTGGGAGAGGTCTTCCAATCCCTGGACGAAGGAAAGTTCAGCGGCGCAAAGAACCCTGTGATGAACAGGTTCACAAGCGGTAAGATTGATACCATGGCAAGGTCCCAGATATACGTGGGTAACAGAATGGGAACCAACGGTATAACATACGCGTCATACCTTGATCCTTCACTTGAGATGGTGCTTGTCAATACTATTGCAAGTAGGGTGATGGAGGCTCAAAAGACAAATCCTGAAGCTCCAGCAGATTATCTCATTGAGATGGAAATACTTAAATTGGGTGACAAGTTCAATGTGGATGATCCAATTTATAATCCTATCGCTGACAATCCATCATACAATGATGTGTTTGAAAAAGTTCAGGATCTTGACTTCCTGTTCAATGATAACACTGAACATGCGATTGAAGTCACAAAAATGATTGACGGCAAACAGACCGTTGTGACTGAAAAGCGTAACTTCGGAAAGGAAGCACGCACCATGTTCAAGGACAAGATAAAAAAGCAATTGGATGAATACTCGGTTGATGATTATTCATTCGATGCGAATGAGGATAATGCGGATGGTGAAAGCAATACCACTGAAAGGAACTTCGACCAGAACTTTGAGAACAAGGGAGGCTTCACAAGTCTTTCACAGTTCCTCCGCAAATACATAGGACAGACAACATACAATACCACACTTGACGAATTCTTCGGTCTTGAACCTGGAAGTGTCTTTGGTGGTGAGGTGATAACCGTCGCTGTGAATCCAAAGAAAGTATACAACGGCCTTACAAAGCTTACGGCAAACCAGTTATCACCTGAGAAAGTGTTGCGTAAACTTGCATACGCGGCACGTGAAAGTTCAGAGTCAGGAAGGTTTGCAGGAAAGTTTCTTGAAGAAGCAGGTATAAGTTTTGACCAGAACGGCGTACTTACATACGACAAGGATAAGACAGCCTTGATACAAAGTGTCGTAAAAGGGTTTTCCAATGTTAGATTGAATTACCTCTTTACACAGTTTGACCGTTTTTATGGAAAAGAGGAACAACCTTTTGCACGTGTGTTCATGGCCAATACAAGGGGCATGGATGTGCAACAGCTTGAAGCCTGGAGTAACCAGTTTAATGTTCTTACAAAAAGAAACGGTAAGACAGAGATGACAAGGCGTGCAGAGAATGTACGCGGCATGCAGCATCTTGAACTTACTTCAAGGATAGATGATGCAGTTGTTGAACAAGTGGTTACTGCACTTAAGTCGGATCTTGAAGGGCTTGGCATAAGCCTTTCAAGGATGTACCTTAAATACCTTGTCCTTCAAAACAGGGTACAAAAGAGTGAAGCCCAAAGACAATTCATAGAGGAATTTGAAAAAGAGGTGCAAGTCAATGCAAAGGATGTCCATGAGTCATTGATACGTGTCGTACAATCCATTGCAAAAGGAGGGGTTCCCTTTGAAAGAAAGCAGGAAAAACCTTCCGAAGAAGACATGTCTGCAGTGACACGTCTACGCAAAATAGCAATGGATAATGCCGTGTTTGACGAGAATGTGAGCATCACCACAATGGTGAATGCAGACGGCAAGAACATCTATCCTTACCAGAAAGCCAACTACCATGTGCAGCGCATGTTGGAGTTGCAAGAGATTGACTTTACCCAGACTGATGAGGATGGCAACCTGTTGTATCCTTCCGAAGTGCATTCGGAACAACCGAACCAGGATTATGTGCTAAACAACTATCTTCTGAACAATCCGGATTTCCGTGAAATGCTGAAGTCTGCAAAGATTGACAGGATTGACGGGATGAAGCAGACCACTCTTGAAGAAAGAGGCGGTGACCTGAAGGTTGTCATGGATGGAAAGGACCGTGAAGGGGCGACATATGGTGGAATGACCGAGCGTGAATTGATGCTGCAGTTCTATTCTCTTTTTGCTGATTCATCAACTGATACCAAGGTTAATTTTACAATGCCTGACGGCAGTGTGGAAAGAAGGAATGTCCCTTCGAGAAGAATGGCATTCAACATAATGGAGGCATCCAACACGCTTGATGTGTTGAACATGCCTGTGCAAACAGTGTATCAGAACGGTAAACTGACTGACAAGTTCAAACAGGCTGTAATTGACAACATAGCCAGGGAACTGAACAGGATAAACAAGGTTCGCGCAGGTGAATATGTTGACATCAATGGTAATCCCATTGACTATGTCAACTTCAATTCATATAACAGTGCCGACAAACTCCGTGGACTAAAGTTCTGGGAGAATGAAAGATTGTTAAGTTCAATAGGCATAAAGAACCAGCTTGAATCAGGTGAGATTTCACTTGAAGAAGCCTTGCCTATAATCCTGGACGGTATGGACACGTTCTTTAACAATGAACTTGCCGAACACATGGAAGCATTGAAGGATGCGGGCATATTGAAGGAAGACGGTACAAACCGTTTGTTACCTGGAAAGTTCACAGGCATAGGCATAGTCGACAGCACAGGTAAAAGTGATACCATGTTTTCCACGGTAATGACGGACAACATAGGTAATGCTTATTTCAACATGTACCTTAATGCCACGGCGATAGACCAGATCCTGATGGGAGATCCCGCATTGACCTTGAAGGATTCCACAGACTGGTTCAAACGTGCAAAAGGTAATAACGCCGCAGGAGACAACATGTTGCATTTTGATCCTGCTAACAACGCTCCTGTGAAGACACTTGTATTTGGAAGAGAGACTGACAAGGGCACGTTTGATGACTTTGTCAACACGGACTATGTCAAAGAGGAACGCATATACAAAAAAGGTTCAAAGGAATACAATGATTTTGCCGCCAGTCTTCCAGAGGAAGAACGTGAAGCATTTCTTGCAAAAGACGCTGAAGAAATAAAGGTGGGTGATGCCCAGGCATACACTAGTGTTGCAGGTATGTTGAGGTTCCAGACAAACCTTGGTCGCATGACAACCAGGGGTGAGGCAATCTACAAGTCCATAATGGATGGAAAGAAACTCACCCAAGAAGACTGGGAATACCTGAAAGACAATGGGTTGATGTTGAACTCACAAAAGTTCGTGTATTATGACGGCGTAACATACGTCAAGATGTCCATAGTGCCTTTGACTCCCGAGTATACAACCACTCCTGCAGGCACACCCATCAAGGGAATGGAATTCCTCCATAACCTGAGGATTCAAATGGAGGCCAACAACATTGAGATGGCTGGACAACCTTCAATGATGAAGAAGATGATCCGCAATCCCTTGGTGATTGGCGAAGGACAGACTGACTTTGTGATAAGTCCTGAGAATGTGATTGACCTTGATTTGCGTTACTTGAGACTGCAACAGGAAAATCCTTCCAACAAAACAACCATCAAGGATCCCACACAGATGATACATCTGATTGCGGCTGAACAGGATCCTTCAACCCCTATAGATTTTCCATGGGATCCAAGCATAAAGACGGTAGGTCAACTTGTAAAGAAATATGACTCGTTGCTTGCTGAAAGGATACGCACACAGTATATCCCGGCAAGGAATTACCTTACACAACTGCAGGAGGGAAACAGGACCCTTGATACAAAAAGACTTGTAAAGGCGTTCAGGAAGATGCTTGAAACAACAGGCGCTTCACAACAGCTTCTTGACTTCCTGCGCACCGATGATGCGGGATATCCGATTGAAAACTTCAACATGCCTCACATAGTGACGGCGTTTGAACAACACTTCAACAACTACTTCAACAAGATATTCAGCCAGAAGGTTCCAGGTTACAAGACCACGCTTCAATCAGGATTCGGGCACAAACTCATCTATGATACAAAAACAGGGAAACTGATCCCACGCAACGTGTATCTTGAGAATCCCTCGAAGTATGATAATGATCCGAACATAGGCACCCGTGATCTGGGCTTTGACATTCCACACATTGTGGATGGCAAGGAAGTTTACAAGTATTCCGAGGTTATACTTCCATTCCATTTTGCCGAGCAATTCGGATTGAAACCTGGTGATGAGATTCCACTTGAGATTGCCGACATGTTCGGTACAAGGATTCCAAGTCAGGACAAACACTCGTCAAGGGTGTTGAGAGTTGTTGATGTTATGCCTGCTTCATACGGTTCAAACATGATATTCCCGCATGAACTGATTCTCTTGACAGGTTCTGACTTTGACGTTGACTCCTACTTTAACCAACGTTTTGACCACTATGTGAAAGACGGTGAGTTCAGGGTGTATGGAAACAACAAGGATTCAAAATGGGATCAGTTCATGAAATGGAACATGGAGAACAACTCCATGCTCAGGGATGTGGCCAAGGAAATAAAACTTGAATACCCTGACACACCTGCCCAGGACATCTTTGCACAGGCATTGAAAACACTTGGTCTTCCTTCGACAGAAGAGGAGTTCAACAAGTCAGGAATGAGAAGCGTGGGTGAGATAAACAATGACATATTGCGTGCCAAGATGGTGTTGCATTCCAACCCTTCAATGGACAAGATCAATAAGACTCCTGCCACACTTGATGCGATTCAAAACAGCAATGGAACAGGTGTACTTGATCAACTTGCCACAAGACTCGGTTATGCATCATGGAAGCAACTTGAAAAATCATACAATCCCACATCAATGATGGGAATGGTGAATGCCTTTGTAACAAACAAGGCAGGTAGCAAGGCGATTGGTGCGGCGGTTAACAATTCACAGGTGTATGCCGTACTTACACGATTCGGGCTTCAGACTGTGGAAGAAAACAAATCTACTCCTGAAGTCGAGATTTCAGGTTACAAGATAGGATCAATTTCCCCCAGTAACTTCCTGACGGAAGACGGTAAGAGAATCATGGACTTGTTGTCCACCCTTACTTCGTCAATGACAGATAACACAAAGTACGGTTACAACAGCAAGATGAACGTGGACATAAACACATTGTCCGTGGTGTCATTGATGACCATGAACAGGATTCCTTTGATGGATGCGGTCATGATGATCAATTCTGAATATGTACGTACCCTTGTAAAGGAATCACGCGGCTTTGCAATTCAAAATGAATCCGAGGCGAGCTATCAAAATGAAGCGTATGAACGTCTTATCAATGTCTTAAGGACCAAGGTAAAGGAACTTGATCCTACATTGTTGGATGAGTTTGAAAAACAGGAGAACATGCCTGTGACTGCCGAGGACCTTGCACTTGCAATGGACTTCAGTCCTGAACGCAAGGAATTCAAGACAGCCAAACCAGGACAAAGACCCGGATTGTTGATGAGGATTCCCGTTGAATATTATTTTGCTCAGATGAGGATCCTTTCGGCATACAATACAATGTCGCAGAAGCATGTCGGCGAATACATTGCATTCAGCCAGATCATGAAACTGACCAAAGGCATATCCTCAAGCAACAAGGAGACAAGTTTCAAAGGTGATGAAGAGATAAAACAATACCTTGACACACTTGGTCTTCAACTTACGGTAACCCGTGAAGGATGGCGTGTTGAATATAAGAGCAAGGAGGCAAAGGAAAAACAAGTGTATGATTTCGCAAGTGTGATAAACAGCCACTTGATCACACTTGAAAACCTTGCGGTGTTTGGTGAAAAAGGCAGGATACAAAAGACTTACTTCATTTCGCAGACAGATTTCTCAGAAGCGGTGAAGGAGCGCATCCTTGCGAACATCAATCCAAAACTAGGCAGGAAAAAGAAAGCCAAGGCGCTTGCCGCAATGAGGGACAACCTGTTGGGTTACATGATGATAAAGGCATGGCGTAAAAGGAACAATGTCACTGAGAACATGAATGCCTATATCTTTGATGACGTGGCAGAAAAAGAAGGACGCAAACCACTTGCCACATTTAAAGATGAGATAATTGCAGCCAATCGACATCTTGAAAACAACCTTGTATTCACACAGGTTTTCTTTGGAAACAAAAGTGGTATAAGCACTGCAAAATACAGTACATGGTCCAAAGGACAGAAAGGGTTTGAAGCCCTGTTGCTTGGTGACATGAGGCAGTTGGCAAACAGTGAGGCACGTCCATTGGTGCATCAGATGATAAAATACATGATTTCTAAGGATGCAATGTTGTTCAAGAATGACAGTCCGATATCCCTGATCAATCCTTCTACATTGGGTGTGTACAACTTCTCGCAGTTATTGACCGAGATGACTCCAATGTTGAACCAGATGAATGACGCCCAGTTCCAGGAAATGTTTGGAATGACAAAAAACGAACTTCTTGCCGAATTTACGGACATGTTCATGCGTGATGTCAACAACAGGGCTTATGTTCCTAGGGTAAAAAATGCTGAAATACTTGAGAACAGGGATACTGAAAAAGCCAAGACCGTGCATCCTGTGACCAAACTTGCAAATGGTGGATTCAAAGTCAACTTTGACGCAGGTTACCGGATGGTTGACGAGGAGACTGGTGATGAGATCCGTCCTACTGATGATGTCAAGGCCAAACAGCAAATGCGGAATAAAATAATATTTGGTCAGTTTGGATTTGTACAGTCATCTGATTCCTTTAAAAACAAAAAAGGTGAAACCAAACGGGCAAAAGCCTTTGAATTCCCAACTTATCTGCAAGCAGGACCTGTGTTGTATAAACTGGTTGCATATGTAAAAGTGGAAAACCGTTTCAATAACACTGAACAACGCTATACCAGACCTGCTTTGAATGAAACAGTGTTCACTGGAATAGAAGCCGTATATCAGCCTGTTGAAAGATTCGGTGGAAAGTTCAATGGTGTTACCCTTAGTCCTTACGGACGTACCATTCAAGAGAATGATGAAAAATCGTTTGAAAAAGTCTTAAGCCAAAAGAAAGCAGAGGAAGATGTTGAAGACACTGATAATGAGGTTATTGACGAAACAACTGTCACTCCTTTGCCTCAGATAAATGCAGTACCTACGGCTGTTCCATCAACAGGAATAAAACCCGTACCTTTGCAACAACCCGGTAATCAAAAAGAAATGGAGCAAGGAGCACAGGCTATTGCAAACCTTAACATGTTAAGCGCCTCTACCGCTGATGCCAATGTTGCCTCAAGGGATAATATGATAAACTGGTTTGTAGGATTGAAAACCAAAAGGGATTCAAATGACGCTACTTGGAAACAGGATTACGCGCAATTCTATTTGAACCTTGAAGAGTCCAATTCTGAATTGGCAAAAATGTTTAAAACTCCTGGCAGTCCTATGCTCATAGGTATGCCAAAAAGTGGAATACCACTTGAAAATGTGATTGACATGCTTAGAAATATGAACCCCACACAAGTCGCAGAACTTGACAAATACCGTTGTTAAAAAATGGCTTTAAACTGTCCAAACAAATCATGGCCCGCCTATAAGGAGATGGAGGCCAAGCATGGCGAAGATGCGGCATATGACGCGTTCAGGTTCAATGGTTATAAGATGTTCAACTCCGTACAGGAGGCTGAACTCTTGATAGCCAAGAAGAAAGCCTTTGACCTGAAATATGTATCAGATATAAAGAAACGTGTAATCGAGGTCTTGCAATTCCAGATCAGCAGGTATCAGGGAAGACCTTCGGCTGCAAGCCGTGAATATGTGCAGAACATAACCTCAATCATTGAGGAAATAAAGTCCAACAATGACCTTGTGGGAATCATGCGTCTTCTGGAATTGTCTTCTGAAAAAAGCAACGCGGTGTTTCAAAGAATCACCGAAATACAACAGCAATACCCGAACGGGTTTGACAACCTTACACAAGAGGAAGTTGCACGTGTCGCTGAAACCATGCAGGAAATACGTGTGTTCATGAGTACCTATGACATCATAGATGAAATAGAGACGGTATTCCCTGACAACAGTCCTGTTATGCAAACCCTTTCAAACCTGAGGATGAACAGGAAAAACATCATTCGCAGGTACAAGGACATGCATGAGGAGGTTCTTGCGTCATGGCTTGCCAGTCAGGTTGAACGTGTGAATAAGAACCTTTCTTCCGATGACCAGAAACAGTATTTCATTACCAAGACGAGGATCAAGGAACTTTTGAACAGTGCTGTAGCCGATATAAACGTAGTGGAAAAAATGCTTGGCACGCAAGCAAACTCAAAAGATCCGCTTACAGGACTTATTGCCGCCCGTATAAAGGAAGAGTCTTTTGCAGTACGTCAGGAAAATGTCGATGTGACTGATACCCTTCTTGGTTTGTACAAAGCCACGGGAGGTTCAAACAATCCTGATGAATTCAATAAACAGTACATGAGAAGGGCACAGAACTTCGAGTTTGTACATAAGATGGAGAATGGGCAGTATGTATATGACAAGGATGGAAAAGCCGTTGGTGAATGGAAATATGTACCAAGGTTGGCCATAATAACGGAATTCAACGAGGATCAATATGCAAAGGAACTGAAGGAATTTAAAGCTTCATTACCTCCCGGAGCTGAAGAAGCGGCAATACAAAGACGTATGAAAATGATACGTGACTGGAGAAAAGCCAATACACAATTGCGTCAGGATCCTTCACGTCTGATAGAGCAACGCCGTAAAAACCTTACACCCCTTGAATTTGACAGATGGTTTGCTGAAAACACGGTAAGGATTGAGATAAAACATTACAGTAACGGGAGTACAAACATGGATTACCATGATCCCGCCACGATACACAGCACGTCAAAAGACGGAAAAAGTTTTGTGATTTACCGCGACATATCGGAGTTCTACCGTCCTGCGGACAAGTACAGGAACAAGGATTTTGCAAGATTGATGGCAACTGATCCTTATTTCAGGGAACTGCATAATGCATACCAGGTTGCAAACCAGCGCGTGCATCCGTTGAAAAGGCTTAAGTATGGAATCATTCCACAAAAAAGGAAGAAGGGTTATGACAAGTACATAACGGGTAATGGTGAAACAGTATGGACAAACATACGTGATGATTTCAATCATGCTACGAATGTCGAGACTTACGATACGGTATATGGACTTCAAAGTCCTGATGGAAAAGACCTTAACAACATTCCGATTTATTTTACAGACCTCCTTGATGAAAGAGAATTGAGCACCGATCTTTTGGAGTCGGTACTTGATTATTACCAAATGGCCAATAATTTCAATTCAATGAGCAAGATTGAACCTTTCATTGAGATGGTATATGACGCCATAAAAGGTAATGAGATTGTGGATATAAAGCCAAGAAATGTCCAGACACTTACAGCCAAAGGTGATGTTAAAAAAGACAGGAGTACAAAACGTCCCATCATGTCAAGGACACAGAATGTCAATGAGGCGTTGATTGAGTTTCTTGACAAGGTTGTATACGGTGAGTATGAGATTCAATCAATCATGCAAGTCGGTGAAAGAGAGATAAGTAAAAACAAGATTGCCGCAAATGTCATGAAGATGACATCCCTTAACGGCCTTGCCTTCAACATAAACTCGTTTTTCAACAACTCCCTGATAGGTAACTTTACCATGTTGATAGAATCGGTTGGCGGCAAGAATTTCAACCTTAAGAATTTCATAAGTGCGGAAAGTGTATTTTTCAAGGAACTTCCTTCCGTAATGAATGACGTTGCAAAAGGACATCCTACAAGCAAACTCGGTAAACTAGTCATAAGATATGATGCCATTCAAGGTGAGTTTGAGGATAACATGGGTAACAACATTTCAGGCAATGCCTTGAAAAGGACTTTCAGTACTGATGCGCTTTTCTTCCTTACCAAGGGTGCTGAATACCAGATCCAGGCTACCGGACTTATCGCCATGATGAAGAACCAAAAAGTAAAAACAAAAGGTGGAGCGGAGATATCCTTGTGGGATGCATATGACCAGAACGGTAACCTCAGGTCTGATGTATTGTGGTCAAAGGAACAACAGTTCCAATTTACACAACGTCTTCATGCTGTAAACAAAAGCATGCATGGTGTATATAATAATTTTGACAGTCCGACCTTGCAACGCAGATGGTATGGTAAACTGGCATTGCTTTTCAGGAAATGGATCTATAGTGGATTCCAAAGAAGATGGTCAAGTGAGTTCCATAACATGGAAAACGGGGATGTTGAACAGGGATATTACAACCTGTTCTTTAGAAAATTATTGACGGATATCAAACAGGGACGTCTTGACATATTGCTGGGGTCAGGTTTAAGTCCCCGTCAAAGGGAGGCCCGTGCAAAGGCATTATCTGAAGTCCTTGTAATGACTGCAGCTTGGTTGCTGTACGCAGGATTAAAAGGTGATGATGACGATGAACCTAATTCCTGGTTACAGGATCAGGTTATCCTCCAATCAAGAAGACTTGCGGGGGATTTCATGTTCTTTACTCCTGTAAATCCCATGGAGTGGATGCGTGTACTTAGGAGCCCAACCGTATCAATGACTTACATTGAAAAACTTTCCAGGTTCTTTACACAATTGATATTCAATCCATTTGAACAATATGAACGTAAGACATCAGGTTATCAAAAAGGTGATTACAAACTGGAAAAAAGGTTTGATGACGTACTGCCTATCTATAACCAGATAATGAATGCGATGTATCCTGAAGACCAATTGTCGGTATACAAGAAAACCGGTGGTTAATGGTTTGAAAAAGGGGGGAATCAAATCCCCCCTTTCTTTTTTTGCATCTTTTTAGAATAGTCCCTATAACCGGTACCCAAAAGGCTTTTGAGTTTCCTGGTGACTATGTAACTGGATATGCCCGTCTCGCGGGATATCCTGCTTATGCTTGTGCCTTTTTTCACATAATCAAGAAGTTTGCTGGAATCCTCCTGCCTTTTACCTTCTATTCCAAGGGATGTTATAACCCTTGATATTGAACCGTCAAGTATTGACTGGCTGTTGGAGATCTTGAACTTATCATTTATCTCCTTGTAAGTATAACCCGCAAGCCTCATGTTGAACATGGCGGCTTCCGTCTTGTCAAGTGCATTGACTGCTTTGGAAAGTTCCTGGTTGAACAGTTTAGGTTCCACAAGGGAATCATTATAGGAAGTGTCAAGTATGAACTCATCCACGTTTGTCTCCCGCATGCTCCTGTTAAGGTCCTTAAGTGTCCAGAACACAAGGTTTCTTATCACCTGTTCCAGTTTCTTTTCTTCGTAGTCTTTGAACTTTTCCTTGTAATGCACATATGAAATATAAGCATCATGCACTATGTCTTCAGCCTTGTAGCCTTTGACCATGAGCCATGGCATCCTGTACAACAGGTTGCTTGCATATGTGTGCAGATCCTTGTAATTCCTTATGAATATGTCCATCATAATTAAAAAGACACGGAATTACGGTCCCGTGTCTTTGAGTTAAGGAGCTTCCCACAAGCTCAGATCGAGATTTGTGGGGCTCTTGATTTTACAACTCTTCGTATAGGTCTCCTTCAGGAGATCCAACGCACTGGCAACTTCCGCCTCTTCGGGCAAAGCCACATCCAACTCCTCTTCCAATTGCCTTTTCTTTTCCAAATCCCTATACAACACCTTGTATACCTGGCTGCTGGGACCTAGGGCATAGAACTTAAGTATCTTTCTTTTGAGTTCAATGCTTATTTGACTATAACGGGAATCCCGAAACTTATGGAAATCCTCAAGCCAATGAGCAGGAATGTCAAAATAGAATATGGTAGTGAACTTGTCTGGATCAAACATGCCCCTGAATTCAGGTAACTGTTTGAAATTGTTCTCCAACCGTGCGAAACTTCCGTCCATGTCCTGGTATTCATACAGCAGGAATATGGTATCCTTCTCTTCAGGCATCTCTTCACAAAACAGATAGGCGTTCAGCAGAAGATGTACCTGCATATAGATGGGATCCAAGTCAAGCATGGGAGGAAGAAAGACGTAGGACTTGGTCCTTTCTTTGGGTTCAAAGCGTCTTTTCCTCATATCCCTTTTTATTGCAAAGTTAAACATTCCAGGACAGGAATGTCCTGTTCATAAATCTTTCGTGGAAACTCCCATTGATCGGTACACATATGCCATGCAAGGTCAGTCAAATCATTGTCAATCTCTTGCATTCCCTTGGCTATGTAACTGGAGTCCACTTTGTAAATCACGGTCTTGTTACGGACCACATCGATGGGAACAACATACATCTCAACTTCAATTTCCCAATCAGGAAATTTCTGTTTTGCCCATTCGTGTATGGCCAGATAGTAAAAGGCAAACTGCCTGTACGTCCTCCAATACTCAAATGAATCGACGTATTTGTGCACAGGTTTCTGACTGTCTGTCTTGTAGTCAAAATACTTGATTTCCAACTTGTCCTTTCCGGTATGGATGAACAGATGATCAAGCTTTGACTTCATAGGCAGGACAATGTCACAACCTTCAACCTGGATCATGGTTTCCCAATAGATCTCAAGCTCATTGTGCTCTTCCCAAAGACTCTTGTCTCCAAGGATCTTGGCCCAATACGGACTGTTGTTCACATTCTCAACATGCATTTTTGCAGAATCAAACATGAACTGTGACACGAGTTGGCGCTTATCCCTAAGTTCCTCAAGATACTTCTTAAAGGAAGTACTTTTATTAAAATTTTCAAGGACCTTGTCCCTGGAAATCTTGTATCCTGATTTAATGTAAGCTGCCTCATGGGCAATTTCATCAACTTCAGGAAACGTGGCAAGTGTTTTTACGTATTCAAGCATCATCCCGGAAGGCATTTCTTCCGGGGCAACACTTGATACAAAATAACGGCATTCAAATTCAGAAGGTTCCAGAAGCATACAGTGAATGATCGATCCAAGCAGCATTGCATCACTTTCCTTCTTGTCCTGTAGTTCTTTGGTTATGTGCACCTTGTAGAAATACGAAGGGTCATAACTAAAGACAGACAGGCTCGAGTTACTGATTGACAGATTTTCGTAATAAGTCATCCTGTTTTTCAAGTGTTAAATCAATAATCTGCATGAGTTCATACCATGCTTCATACATCAAATTCAATTGGTCAACACGCGCATTGTGGATGCTATGCTCGTCAGGACCTATGTGTTGGTTGATCTCATACTGCAGATCATCTATGGAGTCATCCATGCAACGTCTCACGACGTCAGCTTTACCCATTTCCAGGTTCTCCATGATCTTGGCAAATTCAGGGGAGTATTGATATGCTTCAGAGCACCTTCTCTTAAACTCCCGTTCAAAGGATATTATCATCTCATTTAGGATTAATGACCTTGGCGTCCGACTTAAGCACATGCATATGCATGAATTTGTCAAACTCATCCAAGGTCATGATGACATTGGTTTTTTTGTTTCTCTTATGGAAGATCACGATTGGATACTCACCGCGTTCAGGGACAAGCTTTGCAATCTCTTCGGTTATCTCCTCTGTAAGTTTATGGTAGTCTATCTTTGCCTCGACAGCCTTGCATTGCACGTTGAAGGGTACATTGCATACATCTATCTTTGCGGCATCCATAAGCCTGCTTCCAAGCCGTGTTGTCATGGCTTTGGAATATCCCAGGCTTTTAAGGTAATTGACTATCGTCCTTTCAAAGTTATGACCCTTGGTCCTGGCTTTCCTGCCACTGTTGGAAGGTCGTGATCTCACCACCTTCTTGGACTTTCTCTCTTTTCGTGATTCCATTTATCAAATGGTTTAACAATTCACGGGTTTTCTGTTGGCCATACATCCGATAATAATCGGATATGTCCTTCGTACCGGAATCCCCGGGGACAAATATAGGCATGAAATCATATAATGTGGAGAACTTTTCTCCGTATTTCATACCGGTAATATCATTGTCCCATAACAAGTATATCTGCTGAAATCTTTTTTTGTAGTCTTCTATAGTGGCTTCAGGAATGAACACAGATTCACTTTGTGATGCTATTGAATTGAATCCCAATGTCTTGAGTAACAACACATCCTTGTATGATTTGGTTATAATCAGGATATCCCCTGTCTTGGCAAGGAATTCATCACCTTGTACATTACAGGTCTTGGCATTGGTGACCCACTTGAACCTTTTTGCAAAAGGTCTATAGATCTTACGTATGCCTTTGCCAAACTCTATGCTGTAGGCAGGGTCATAAGGTGTATACCAATACACCAGGTTGTCATTCACCCAGTAATTCTGCAGTGGAACTATCTTATGGTTCTGCAGAAAGTCTGTCTTCAATCCAAACTGGCCCCAATACTTTTCATCGGCCTTGTTCCATGCGCGTTTCTTGACTGGAAGCTTTGTTTCTTCCCTGATCTCAATCCGGTCATCCGAAGGAATGCCTATGTATTCCATGGTAGGTCTTTCAAACATCGGTTTGCTTGATAACCCCAGATTAAAATCATTGTCTACGACACGCAATGCCTCTATGAACGTGAGTCCATAGATTGACTGCAGGAATTGCCAAATGTTGTACGTACCCAGTTGAAAATCCTTCAACAGTATTCTTCCGTCAGTGGCCACAAACAGGGAGGCGGAAGGATTCTCATCCTTGCGCAACGGGCTTTTGAAACTCCGTTTCAATTGCACTCCAGGTATGTAATAACGCCACAGGTCCCATTCTGAAACCTTCTTGGTTATTGCTTCTATGCTGAGTTCTTTGGGTTGATCGCCGTACATCTGATTGGTATTGATGTAAAAGGGGAAGGTGTTACCCTTCCCCCCTTACAAACATTAACCGGTTTTTTAGAATGGCAGATCATTACCGGCCATAACATCCACATCCAAGTCAGCCTTGGGTGTTTCAGGACGTACAAGACGGTCCTGGATGTATTTGCTCAATACGAGCTTGGTCGGTGTTACGGACATTGGCTCGATGAAATTGGGATAACGCGGTACAGTCACATATCCCTTGTTGTTATAATGGAAGATCATACGGAATTTACCTGCGGTCTTACCGTTGATCAACGCGTTAACGCGGTTAAAGAAGTCAGGAAAACTTGTTGACCCTGCAACTGCAGCATCATACTCAGCTTCCGTTACAAGTTTTGTACAGATGTGCTTCACACGACGGTTGGTACCATCGATGGATTGTGCATCATCATTCTTCCACTCTTTGTGCGTCACGTCGGATCCATTGCCTTGGCTGAATGTGATACTAGCCACCGAGTTGTCCTCGTTCAATTCAAATCCTGTCTTAATCTCGCAATTCTCCACAATACCCACTCCTGGGATTACGCGGTTCTCATCAGCATTAATAGCTTTTCCATCTGAAGTTAACTTACTTCCGTACATAGTTGATTGGTTTTAAAGGTTAATTACTTAATTGTCACATCACCCTCTTCGTTAATCACGACATTCGATGCGTTGGGTGTAACATCGGTCATTTCCTCCACGGTATACAAACCGAGGATCTTGTCAGGCGCTATACGCTGAGCGCCAAGGGCCAAAGCCCTAGCATACAACATGTGTCTGGGCATCTTGACCCAGTTGTCCTTGCTGGTCCAGCCAGCACGAACCGCGTCAGACCACTTGAAGGAAGCCCTGTCCACGATGTTTCCACGATAGAATTCTATTGTAGTCACATAATCGGACTTTCCATTATCCTCGATCTTCTCGAAGTCCTGTATGGTCTTGTACTGTATTCCATTGGCCCACAGCAAAGCGCCAAGACCTTTGGAACTCAAGGCAAGTCTGCCTTGGATATTGTAAATCTGATGAAACGCCTGCATGGGTTTCATCCCCAAGTCCTTGCCAAACTGAGCAATAGTGAATGCCTGCTCAATTGTCTTGATGTTCGACGGCAATGACTTTGAATCAATAAGAATCTGCAACTGCTCCATCTCATTTTGTGGAACGGTTGGAAGTTGTTTTTCAACCTTGGCTAATTCTGACATCAGGCCTCCTCTGTTTGTAAGTTTCCTTGTGCAGCAACAATCTTTTCAAAGATTTCCGTGCGTAACGCTGCGTATTCAGCAAGGTTCAAAGTCTTATCAGACTCAATCACCAAGCGTGTTGCAATGTATTGCAAAGCCTCATTCAATGAATTGACCTTTGCAATTGTCTGTCCATTCGGACCTTCCACTTTCAGGCCCTGGAAATCTTCCAGAACCGAGTACCCTCCAAGGGCCTCATCCACGATTTTAACCATTCTATTTATTATTTAATTTGTTAGCAATCTGTAAGTGTATCAGATACCCGATAAGGTCATCCACGGTATCCTCAGTCTTGTCATTCAATCCAACCTGTTTTATCCTGTTGAGCTTGTCGTTTATCCGCGCCTTTATTCCAGTCGCGGCATCCATGTCAAACAGGATTGGTTGGATATGCAATGAATCGTTGTAATCCCTGTTCTTTTTCAAGAGCAAGGCTTTCAAACGGTCACATTCGAACTCTATGAGTTCATTTGTTGTTTTTTGTTTTGAAACTTTCTTTGACTTTGTCATAAGGGAGCGTCGTTATGGTTGACATGTACAAAGATAACAAATCAACATTCTTGGAGTACATCAACATCAAACCTTTTTCATCCAACGTAACCACTTTACAGAGTATCATGTAATACGTATCCTTTGGATTGTCAAGTGCATTGCTTACAAAGAATAACGCCTTGTCAAAGGATTCCTCGGGTTTGTTCAACGAAGCAAGTACTTCATCCTTGAGTTTGGATGGAAACCCGTTAAGGAAATCAAGTATGTTGTCAATGTCATGTTCAACATTTACCATGTCATCAACACTGAACTCAAGCGTATCATATTCCTCCTCGATTAGTACAGGAGGTTTTTTGACACGCGGTCTCTTGGTTTTCTTACTTGGCTTTCTTGTTCGTGGCTTCGATGCCTTTGTAGTGCTCTTCCTTGATTTCTCCGGGAAGAGGAAGTTCTTTAAAAAAGTTAACAGCCCCATTGAAGTATAAGTCTATGTTTGTGAATCCCGAACCGCTCCTGTTCAACATTACAAGGAATTCCCTGTAGTTGTCTCCGAGCCTGTCAATGTCATACCCTTCGTAATTCTCGATCTTGTAACGATGCGGAGCAAACAGTCCGAACATCACATTTACATCACGCTGGGTAAGTTTGCAATCTGCAAGACCGTCGGGACTTGGTCTGAGTTTTGCAACTATGCTGTCACCTTTGAAGGTGAATTGCTGTTTCTCCTGGTCCGCTGCCTGCTGCTGGATGACCACTGGAATGTATCTCCACCTGTCACGCATCGCAAGACAATACTTGCTGCTGAAGGAGAAGATGGTGCTCCACAAGTCAGCTCCCCTTTCGGGATGCAGAAGACTTAGGTGATCCACGACAACTATCACATATTCATTAGGGTCATTTGGCTCATATCTGTTTATTGACAAATTGGCTTTGTCCCTGATCTGCGGATCATCACTCATAAGGCTTGACAATGGTATTGCATTGTTGTTGGCGTCATAATGAGTACCGTTCCTGAACGCATGATTCCTCACATGTTTGTAGATACCATAGGGATTCTTCACATTGTCTATGAACTCAACCATTGATTCGAATCTTTCCATCTCCTCGTCATAGGTGTCAATGAGCTTCTCTATCTCATCCTCGAGGATGTAACTCTCGAAGCGGGACTTGAGTTTCTCAGGGGATATCACTATCCCATGGTCCTTGTACAACCTGTAACTATAGTACTGGCTTATCTTCTCCTCCTTGCTGACCTCCAGCGAAAAGTAGAATATCTTGACCTTTATGTCAGACTCGTACTTCGTGGCAAACTCATAGGGATTATACACGAATAGAAAGTCAGCGAGCTTTGTCTTGCCCACCTTGCTATTGGCGGTCACAAGATAATACTTCTCCTGTTCTATTCCAGGGACGATCTTTCCAAGTTTTGGAAGCAGCACGAAAGGAACACAGGTATATCCTCCATCGAGGCGTACCTGTTTGTTCTTCTTTATCTCCTTTTTTACATTCTTGAATATGCTCATACCCTTTTCTCCCCCGTGCTTAAAATATGCGCAGTCTTGTTGTCAAAGTCCTCACACAATGAAGCAAGCTTCGAACCTCCAGCCTTCTGGATAAAGTAATCAGCCTGTGTCATGTACGCATAGCCGTTCCTTCTCATCTGCTCGACATAGAGTTTTGTCGCTTCAAGTATGGTGCGCTTCGAGAACTCGGGATAAGTCATAAGAAACCATGTGAGTTTCTTTATGATCCCGTTCTTGTCACCACGTATTGGCGTACCATTCCCTGACTTTACTCCTTTTGGAAACAGCGACCTGTATTGGTCTACAAACTGCATGAAGTCATCAGGTTTCTCAAACAATGCAAGGCCTGAACCTGTAAGGTTATACTTACGTTCTTCGTCAGGGTCTTCCCTTAATAATTTTCTTTCCACCAATGAATGGTACTCTGATTCAGGCAGGTCCATAAACTCAGCTGGATCCTGTCCGTTTTTTATACAATGTAAAATGCAATAACAGTTTGGACTCAAGTCCATGCCTTGCAGTTTCTCAAGGTCGATGTTTATGTTCATCGTCATCCTGTTTTAATCCGTCCAACTCATCCTTCAAATCACGCAACCACTTTTTGTTGGCTTGAACCAGTTCCTTTTTGGAAAGGGTTCCTCCTTTGCAAACAGGGCAAGGCGTAAAGAGCTTACCGTCCTTGGTAAGCTCTTCTGCGCCAAAGCAGTATTCACATTCAATATGGTGGTGTTCCTCCATCCAGAGGCAGAATTCTAATACATTTAGTAGTCTTACGCCAGTAATCGCTGTGCCAGTAATAAGTGTTGTAAACGACATACAGATAAATTCCGTCTATCTGTCTTCCAAGGCTGAGCCTTATACCGGAGCAGAGATAAGCCAACAAAGATAATACAATAACCTCAAACATAGCCTAGGTTTTTATAAATTAAATACCTGTCCATCATCTCAATGCGGACATCCTTACTCAACTTGTTCTTTTTCAGCATCTTGTTGTGCTGTTTGACAAGCTTCTTGTTCAGATTGCATGAGCTTTTGGTACTTTTTGATGCAATCTTCCGTGCCGTTGCAATAGATTTCTTCATAGTTAGTGATGTTTTCCATGGCCTTCTTGTACCACTTTGCTTCTTGGGTACCCAAGGTCATGTAGATGAATACATTACCTGTCTGGTCACTCACCCTTTGACGTCCTATCGCCTGGATCATGTCAAGCTCCTTGCTGTAATAGGACATTAGAATGGTGTTGTCCAGATCCTTCAAGTTGGCACCCTGCTTGAGCATCTTGAATGAACCGACTGTGTTTATCACACCATTGTCAAAGTCCTCACGGATCTTTTGGTTCTGCTTGTCAGTTTTCTTGTTGCTTATCACATTGGGTGTTACCTGTGTCAGTGCGTCAATGCTGTTGCCAAACACGAGTGTCTTGCCTTCCAGGACCTTCAACAATTCCTGTACTGCCACAATCTTGCTTGGTAAATTATACAACACCTTTGCACGTCCCGCGGATGTCATCCTTATGCGGAACAGTTTCTTCTGTCCTTCAGGCAGGAACAATGTCCTTCTGAATTCAGAATCCCAGTAATCATAGGAAGCCTTCTCTGTCGTCATGAAGGGATTTGCCTTTGTGCCTGCGGGAACATTCTTATGCACATCATCAAGCTGATGATAGATTATGAACATCCGCAGTTTCTTGGCAGTCCCGTCACTCACAGCCTCATTCAAGGTGTATTTGAAACAGACAGGTGCGATGGAATCAACCATCATCCCCTTGTCCACTTCCTGTTCGTCAACCATGTAGGTGGTTCCACGGTCTATCGTTGCTGACAGACCGAGGAGCGCACCATACTGGTTTTGCTTGTAAAACATTCCATATACAGGAGTAAGCGAGCTGTGTATCTCGTCAGCACATACCAGATCCCATTGGGTGTTCTGCCACTTGCATGCGGATTGGTAACAGCTGAACGTCAGGCTATGTTCCTGCAGAAGGTTCCAGCCATAGACCTTCTCGAAGAACTGTATGTCCTTCATCAAGTCAAATTCACGCTGGGTTGTCTCTGCAAGAAACAATACCCTGGAGCCTTTCGGCAAAAGCCGACAAGCTTTGAGAAAACAGAACGTCTTCCCAATACCGGTACTGAGGTTAACAGTACCTTTCTTGCCGGCCTCTACCCAGGCTTCCACCGCTTTATCTTGTATTTCAGCCCTTTTGGCGTCTAACATAAGTCAGGATTAAAATGAGTGTTCCTCACAATACTCTCCATTGTCACAATTATCACAGTAATCATTTTCTTCATCATAAGAATAACTCTCACGATCAGACTCTTCCTCTTCCCAAATGAAATCAAGACGTTTTTTTACGACTGATTCGGCATTAGCGAGGTTATGGAAGATTGAACTGAATGCTGCGGAACTTGACACGCCGAGGATGTGGTTCACATTCAATTCATAAACAGAACTGCGTGCAACCATGTCTTTCAACATCACAACCTGATCAGCGAAGTGATCAAGAAGAATGTCAGAACCATCAAAGTCGGAAGAATCCAACAATGAGTTCTCATCATTGTCCTCAAGCACTGCAATTGGAGTGAACGCACAGGTACGCAACTTACCATCCTCACCTTGAGGAACTGCAAGCACATCCATTGGATTCACAACCACGAGGATCGGTGTATCGCCAAAGCCTGAATAATCATAGGCTTTGCTTGCGACATGCAATCCGCGTGAGCAGCTCACCTGATTGGATTGATTGCCCTCATGACGCTCGATGCGAGCCTCCACACCAATGCGGTAATCCATCCTGCGGGTATGATTGTCGGTGAATTGCTGTTCCTGATTGGACAACTCATCATACAACCTGTCAAGCTTACCAACCACATCACCGTCAACCACTGGAGCTATGTGATACTGTCCATGCTTGGATATCACATAATAGTTTGCAGGATCCATGCGCCAGATGGTCTTTACCTTCACATAGGAGTTTGATACAAACTCGATCAGGTCTTTAGCAGCTGTCTGGTTCAAGGATACGACACGACGATACGCAAGGAACATACCCTGCGAAGTGATAGGCATGCCATGATGCTTCAAGAAGCGGAACAAATCCTCACGACTTGCAGGATTGGGATTTAATGCACACCACATCCAGAAATTGTCAAGGGACTTGAACGCCTTGAAGTTTTCAAGGGTGTCAAGATTAAATTCCTGTTTCTTGAACTGATTGTACGCCTGTACATATTCAATGGCAAGATCCTCAGGGATGCTTAGCTCTATGCCTGTGCGGTAAAGGGCTGTGCCATTCACTTTGAAAAGACTTGGATACTCGGATGCAAGGTCATTGATAGTAGCTACCATTTCCTTCTTGGCGGCAAAACGTGCCTCCTCATTACTCAATTCAGGGACAAGAAGCCTCTTAATGCTTTCAATGTCGCCTTGTTCATACAGGGAATGAACCCTTTGAAAGAGTTCATCCGTGCAGTTGTTTGTCGTGATGATCGAACCGTCATCAGTCATTACGGTAAGGTTATTACCGATTTTCAGAAGTTTCATCTTCATGGTTTATTAGGTTTAAAGCGGTTAAATTAATGATGTAAGGTACTGAATCTCCAGAAGTTCTCCAATGGGCAAGTCCAAGACTTCTTGATTCTGTCTGGTTTTTAAGGTCTTTTATACCTTCTTCAAGACTTTCATGCCCTCTGGTCTTAAGGTATTTTTTGTCATGGTTGCCCCATCTGCTTTGACCATACTCTGCCGTAACAGTCAAACTTTTTTCGTTTATACGCAACACTTTACCTACGCGGATGCCTATCTGTCCGCACTCTGCAATCACATCACCCACTGTTATCGGGTGGTTCATAAAATCAACAAGGTTCCTCTGATTCATCTGATTTTTCAATTATTTGAGGTGTTTGATAATGTGTTAATGCCAAACGTATCTTCCTACGCTTAGCCGTGTCAATTGTGAACTTCACAGTTTCAGGACCGAATGTATTGTAATACACTGATCCTCCATTCGAACTGTAATCCCTGTTACTGCCCGCAGTCCTGATGAATTGCAGGAACTCATAATCATCAAGGATTTTGTTAAACTTGCTGAGTAAGGCGAGTAATTCAAAGTCCCACATGTTGGTCTCCTTCGCCTTGTCAATCATGACCTGGTGCAATGCTGCGGCTTTCTTGAATCCGTGTTGTGCATTCAAGGTCTTGTACATTCCACACTGCAGTTTGATTATTTTGTCAACAATCTCACTGGCCGCAGGATCCAATATACTCAGGAGTTTGTTGTTTCCAAACCATCTGTAATAAGGGGAAACCTCATTATATACAAATGCCAAGGTACTCAATTTTGCAAACAGTTTGCACTTGCCTTTCAACAATTCGTTTATCTCGATGAAGTTTGTCAAAGGTGCGAAATACTTGTGATGTGTCTTTGCGACCATCAATGTCTCCATCTTGACTCCTTCATGATAATACCCGAAAGTATGCATTCGAGCAAGCAGTTCTTTGTCATCCTCCGTGCCATATACAATCCATTTGCGGATGTTTGGAAGTTCTGAAAGCTTCATGTCCTTGTTCTGGAATGATGCCGTGGCATTGTAAACAGCGGGAGTAACGGCAACCTTGACAAGTATCTTGCCATTGGATTTGCGCAACGCGTTGATCCCACTTCCAGAGTTTGGAACAAGGGCCCTTTGTGCAGCAAGCCAATCCTTGGTTGGATTCATGTCGTCATACTTCAGGACTTGCCTTGACATGATGAAATTCCTTTGGAACTCCTGGAAAGCCTTGATCCTTTCACGCCATTTGGCACGAGGAACATTGGCCAATCCAAGAATGAAATAATAGGAATGCTGGTCATCATATCTGTACACGGACTTTTTAGAGAACAATGGAGTGCCTATCCTTTTGATACACATCCAGTCATTTGTCGAGTGGGTTTCACACATGAACTTGGTGCGCTTGGGATCAAGCGTGTGTGTCTCCATCAACAGGACTTTGGTGTTTGTATATTCACCATTCAATGTGTCAAGAAAGCTGTGGTTAAGCATGGAATAACGCGTATTGCCGTTCTCATCCTTGGCTTGTTTCGACTTCTTGCCTCCTTGAATACTGGCATATCCCATGTAATCCGAAAGGATTTGACGCCAATCACTTACATTCAAATGATATGGAAAGCCTTTTAACCTCACAGGCTTTGTGACTTGGGCACTTTGACTGGGAGTGAGATAATACATCTCATTACCTATCTTCACGCATTTGTTCTTGAGCATCTTGACAAAATCCTCAAGATCCTCAACTTCCGTGTTCTTGGCGTCATACAATGCCACAATCTCCTTGTCAAACTCTTCGAGTCTTTTCTGGACATTCTCAACGGTCTTCTTGTTGTAAAGGATTGACTCACGGTTTGGAGTGATTGCAAGCTCACCTATGCTGAAATTCAAGGCAAGATCCTGATATCCCTCACTTCCATTTCTATACTTGGCGGAAATATTTGAATCAAGCTTGGACCAATCCAAAGGATAACTCACAGGACCCAACTTGATGCGCAAAGGCCTGTCCGAAAGCTCGGAATATGTGAATGACTTGCCCTTGATCATCTTGTAGTTGTTCATCTGTGCCTCTTCGTCAATGTTAAAATACACATTCTCGAAGAAACAAAGCTGTTGCTTGGTTGCCCTGATGAAGTCACGCTTGTCACTCCAACCATTGATGAACACTTTGATGGTGGTACCACTTGGAAGATCACTCGGGCTGATGCCAAGCATATCAATCTGTGGAAGACCATCCGCCTTGTGCATGATGTACTGATACTGCATGCCGTTGTGACGGGTGGTGATGTAGATCTGGTCAGTGTAACTAAGACCTGCGAACTTACCAAGACCCATCATGCCGATGGCTTCATTTGATTCACGTTTTGTGGACTTACCGAACTTACGGTAAACCTTCTCAATCCTTTCAGGCGATATGCCTGGGCCAAGATCAGTCACATACCAATATGATCCCTGATCCTTGTCAGTCTGTATGCCCACCTCGATAGGCTTGTCTTTGTTACCTGACTCGACATTTGCGTCCCACGCGTTCGAACTGTACTCCCGTACAAGTGAACCGATGGGATCTGAATACAGATTGCTTGATAAGATCTGGAGTATCCACCCCAGATCCTCTGCGTCAATCTCAGCCTTGTGAGATTGGATTTCACCCACTATGGTTACATCCTGCAGGTTTGAATTAAGAATGTCCTGTTTCATTTAATGCTGAATTGTTTAGTTGGTTTTGTCTAAATAGATAAATAAGCCTTCCTGTTCGAAAGGGTACTGAAAATCATGAAATACAAACGCAGTCCAATCAAAATACTTTTTCCTGATGTACTCGTCTTTTATTCTCCAATATGCATTGTTTACATACTGCAACACAGAGTTGCGCATATGTATCTTCCTGAATACCTCTGATTCTGTAGAGGCTGTAATCTTTTCTTCAGCCTGTAAGACAGGCAAGTTCCCTTTTCCAGGAACAGGACAATAAAACTCCACTTCAATCGTTACATTCATGTTTGTAGATTTTAATCAAGGCGTTTTCAAACGCCTCTGTGGTTTTCAATCCTTCGTCTTTTATCATCCTTGAAATGTTTATCTCCGTGTTGTCGAAATAAACAATAAGAGCTTTGTATTCCTCAAGGCTGAGTTCCAATTGAATCATTTTGTCCATGTTTAGAATCTGATTATCATTTTATAATGTTCCAGGGCTTCTTCATATGTATAAGCCCAAATCCTATATCCGTCAATTACAAATAACTTTTTTTCCTTGACGGTTGTGTTTATTTTGTCCATGAATCACTGATTGTTATGTCACTTAATACTGGTACTGTTTTAATCATTTCCATGCCTGCCTCCTGCATCAATCTCTGTTGTATCAGGGACCACTCTTCCGCAAAGTCTGCCCGTACCTCACAATCGATTTGATCATGAACAGTCATCACAATGTAGACTTTATCATTCATTAAGTGGTCTTTTATGTACTTACGAATGAGATATAATGCACGCTTGACCATTTGGGCACCCGAGGCTTGGATGGGAGTGTTCATTGAGGCACGCTCAATCTCTCCGACCATCTTGAAGTCATCCCTTTCCTTCAAGGATTCCCATTTTGGGAACCATCTGATGATTGAGTATGGCTTGAATGATCTGATGAATCCCTTGCTCATGCCATACTTGCGGCACTTGGAGAGATATGCGTTGAGATTGGCTGTCGCCTTGAAATAATCCTTGATGATCTTGTCCGCATCCTTGACTTCAATGCTCAATGTGTCAGCAAGTTTGAACTTGGACATGCCGTAAATCAAGCCAAAATTCACAGTCTTTGCAGCGTCACGATAGGACTTGCCACGAAGGAACTCAGGCTTGTCCCTGACTTGATCCATTGGTACATTGAACACCATTGACGCCACCTTGGAATGCAGGTCCTCACCATTATTGAACGCGTCAACCCATAATGGTTCCTGACTGCCTTCAGCACACAATCTTAACTCTTGGCCACTGAAGTCACAGCTCACCATCTTGAATCCAGGTCTTGCAGTGAAGCAATTCCTGTACTCGATTTTCGCAGGAATGTTCTGCATGTTGGGAGCACGTTCCTCTTTTGAACCAGAAGTCACACGGCTTGTCTCCGCCATTTGCCAGAAGGAAGTATGTATCCTGCCTGTGTTAGGATTGACATGATCCATGAAATCCAGACCATAGGTTGTCACAAGCTTCTGTTGTTTCTTGTAATCAATAAATGTCTTGATCAACGGATACTTGTATTGATACTTGACAAGAAACCTCTCACTCGTGCTCTCCAAGTCAAGACCCAATGCCTTGAAGACCTTGTCTACCTGGCTTGGACTGGACCATAGAATGGCGACAGGACTCTCATGTTCATATCCATCCTCAATGCCTGCGAACATGTTTGCTTGCACCATGGGTTTTACAAACCTTTCAAGCTTTGGTTCCTCAAGAACAAGCCTGTTGAGTTCCTCTTCATACTTGATCTCACTCTCTTGTGCCTTGGACGCCAGTTCAATCCATGCCTCACGACTGAATCCCATGCCGTTGTACTCAATGTCTGCAAGGGCGAGACAAGCGTTGAACTCATTCTCAACCCATGGCAGAATGTCAAGCTCCTCGAGTTTCTTGAGCTGAGCCTCCTTGATCTGAGTCAGACATGTCACGTCACCCACGCCATACATTATCTGCTGCTCGGTAAATGGTTGTCCCTGGATGTCAGAGAACTGTCCACGCACGGCTTTGTTCAGCTTTATGCCGCAATACTTGTCAGCCAGATGCGCAAGACCCAATGATCTTGTCTCATAGCCATTGGTGATGCAGCACTCCGCAAGCATGGTGTCATAGATGTTCTCCAATGTGATGCCATGGAACTTCAAATACTTGTAATCAAACTTCAGGTTCTGGCCTGTGACCTTGATCTGCTCCAACCTTTTCAACACACTGATGTCCGTGTACCTGACGTCAATGACATATGTCACATCAGCCCAGTTCATCTGGAGCATCAATATCTTGTTCTTGTGGTTGAAATGTCCCTCAGTCTCAGTATCCAAATTGACCTCATCAAGACCAGAAAGCCAGTCGATGCATTCCTGCAGACTGGCCTTTTGATACAGATCGCTTTGAAGCAATCCGTCATTGCCTATAAAATACACCATGTCTATTCTTTTTTATAAGTTTCATTGTTTTATTTTGAATATACAATGTTTGCCTCAACTCCTTTTACGACAATCTTTGTAGGTCTATAGTTTTTGGGATTTAATAATAAGTACCCAAGCTGATATCCTCTCAAAGAGTTGTCAGGACAATACTCACCAAAAGGGGATAGTTTTATCTTCTCTCCCTTTGTTTCAATATTATTTGTTGGTTTAACAACCTCAAATTCAATAATAGTAGTCCAATTTTTCTTTTTCATCAGTACTTTTTCTAAAGATCCCCTATATACTCTAGAGGCGGTTTGTTTCATAATGTGTTATTTAATACCCAATCGGGTGTGTTTTTGTTAGTTTAAGCATTTATTATACCTTATCTGATGCACATGAGGGACTCGAACCCCCTACTTTTCAGTGTTACCATGTTACAACCAATGTGCATTCCTTGTAGTCAGGACAGGATTCGAACCTATATATATCGTTCCTCTTTTCTATGTTTTCTTGAGACGATAGCCGTACCATTCAGCCACCTGACTAATATTCTGTATTCTTTGCGGAGAATATGAGAAATAATCTCCGCATCAATTAGCTATGTCTTTCAAACAAAGCTGATTCAATCGTGGCTATATCAAGCCATGATGGTCTTTTAGGAAGTTTGTTTCCGTCTTCATCGTAATAACTGATTACCCTCCATCCTTGATTAATGGTATGTCCGGGATAATTATCAGTACCTTCATGATACTTGTCAGCTATTTCAACGTGTACAGTACACAATACATCATCTGGCCCGATGAACTCGAGCTCATATTCAAATATTTCTGTCATTACTTTGAGGATTTTGTTATGAAACCCATGAGGGTCTTGATGTCCTTTGCCTTTAGGATCTCAGTCCTAGGCTTTTCACCATTGAAATATGCTTCCTTGTCTTCACGCTTAAACGCACTCCATAACTGTGTGTGAGGATTGTAATGGAAGAGGTAATCGTACAAAGGATTTGCTCCAGGATTGTTATCCATGTGTTTGTTTTTTAAGTTCATGTCTTACCTTAGTCCAGAATACATGGTCAGGATTTATATCCTCACCTATGAATCCTGGTTTGAAGATCCTTTCAGGAGTTGCATCAAGAACCTTGTCAACCACTGAGATGCATATTTTTAATGCCTCATCAAGTTGTATGTCCCTGTTTTTCCATATGTCAAGATACATACTTTTTGCAGTTTCCCTTGGATCCCTTTCCATCAGCTTATCCTTAATTCCTGTTTACGATTCTTACCTGGTCCTACATATGACACATGAACCCATGCTGGATTCTTATCATCACCATACTCCCATATCAACTGGTCAAAGTCTACATTCTTTTTCAACCAATTGTAGATCTGTCCATTAGTCAATCCATTCTTGAATATGTCAGCATCAATGTCAATCGCTTGACCCAGCATATGCTGTGATTTAATTGAACCATTCACAGCCTTGTTGAGAGCCTTGCTTCTGAAGAAACTTGATATTCCTATTGGTTTGCCATGCCATTCACGCAATGGTTCAAAGCAATTCTTTGCCACGGCTTTCATAGCCCTGATTTGCTCATCATTGGGAGCATTGTCAATTCCTTTTCTTACGGCAGTCTGGCTTTTGATTGCCTCTGCCAATGTGATGTGATCACTTATTTTCATTCTTGTCCGGTTTTAAGATTAGATTTGGATCATAGTAATCTTCAGGCCAATACTCACTGCATTTTCCTTTATTCTTGTCATAAGGAAGTTCTATGAAATATGCTTGCCTGAATTCATTGGGTATAGCGTTTACCCTGTAGCAGTTATGACGTAAAGGACAGTTGATTCCTTCACACATTGTAATGTCAGCCATTGGTTTAGTGTTTAATCAATAACCTGTCCAATCATTGTCATTATCATTCTTTATTGATATGAGTATCAATAATAACAATAAAACACATAAGAATACAGACATTAATACAATGATTGTAAGTTGTGTGATGGTCATAACAATAGGATTTTGGAGAATCTTCTTGGAAGGAACACATTCTCAAGTTCAAGAGCTGGCTTGAACATTGGGGCTATGTCTTCAACCTTGTTACCTGCCAATCCACAGCCAATCTCCGTTACAAGAAAGTCAAATTGCACATTCTGATGTGCAAAATCAATGAATTTATGCACATAATCACAGATGCGGTATAATGGCAGTTTGCCAATGGTACGGTCTTTTGTGGGAATTGCATATGATTGTCCGTACAATCCCTCACCCTTTCCATACTCAGCGCCAAACATGAAGTAAGCCTGATGCGCAGCTCCTGCCCCATGTATTCCCGCTTCATTGGAACCAAAGACAAATATCTCATTGTCATACAGTTGGTAAATCTTACCTTCGGATACCCTGGCTATCATTGGAATCTTTGTTGTTTGAGGATTTTACGTGATTCCTTTGTGACTGCAGGATGATACCATGATCCAGGTAATCTTATTTCCTTGGAGTAACGCTTCTTGTTATGGAAGCACCACAGGTTCTTTTCCCTGGTCGTTCTGCATGAGCACATCATTATCATTGACATGAATGCCATTGTCAATGTCATGCTTTTTGATTTGATTTTCATATTCCAATCTTAGTTTGTCATAGAGTGTTGTGAATTCGAAGTGTTTGGTTTCCAGCATATCCTTTGCCGTACGTATTGAATGTATGACAGTCACGCGGTCCAGTTCAAGGTAATCCTTAATCATATTCTTACTCATTCCTGCTATGTAACATAGCCTGCAAAACGACTGCCTTAAGAATACAAGTGCTCTCTTACGGCATTTCGTTCTAATCCCTTCGGGATAATATTTATCTGTGACTTCTTCCAATACAATGTCTGCAGCTTTCATTAAAACCCAGGGATTGATGTCTATGGTTCTATCCATGATTACATCAACCCTGAGTTTGAATTTTTCAAGTGCAAGCCTTTTGACCTCAGCCACGAAATTGTCATATTCCTCTATGATGTCAGATTGATTATCACGAGGGTCCAGAATATCACGCATGCCGATAAGATTATAGCCCAAATATAAGGCATAAAACTGTCATTTTCATCTTTTTTCATTACCAAGATGATTGATATTTGTATGAAATGTTGATGTCACGTGGCTCATCAAGGATAGCTTTAAGACATTCGTGAGTCTTCATCACTTCATTCCAATACCACTCATCAATGTCATAGGTACCAAAGAAGAAACCTACTTGTGGAGGTAATAACTTCATTGCCAGATTGTTACGTTCATCACCTTCAGGAGTGCGTAGCAATTCATCGCATATCTGAAACAGTTCTTCCAATGATGAATAGGATACAAAATGTTCTTCACAATTGTCATTACCCCTTTGTACATTGTCTACGAACCATTTATGTATATGATTGGCTTTACGCCAGTACAATACATGCTCAGTTACTGATACAATCTTGTGCATGATAATGTCAATCTTTTTTCTTTGATCATTATCACCTTTGCAAGTGAGGTCTACAGTGCCTTGCACATCACGGTATTCATGATTGGCTCCCACATAGATTTCCCGATATAAATACATATCTAATCCCATCAGTTATAAGTTTTTAAATGTTCGATAATAGCTTCGTTTATGCTGTTCTCACATAAACCGATTTCATGTTGCATTGATCCTCCGTCTTCAATCTCATCTTTGCAGAGTTGATAGTAATCTACGAATTGATCTTGAAGTTCAGGATATTTTTGGATTGCATTCCTTACAAAATCCTGTAACTGTGATAATGTAGTCATTGTTCTACGATTTAATGATTAGATTTTTCTTTTAAGCGTTTGATTTTAATCATTTCGAGAGTCATCGTGGTCATTTTATCATAACCATATGCCGTGTTTTCAAGTGTACCGTCTTCCCTAAATTCCAATACTGTACCTCTTTCATCAGTGATTTTCATTATGTTAGCAGTAGTATGTGGTATATCACCTAATGCAATCTGACGTTGAATGTTTCGTAAATCATATTCAGTAAGTACGGTATCCTGACAATAATACAGTGGAGGTTCTATAATATCTATGACGATTATATCCTTACCTATCTTGAAGACTTTTTTGTTTTTGTTTAACAATTTCATGCTTTAGAATATATAACGTATTGTGTTCCAAGGTATGATTTGATCATGTAATTCAATGAATTGCTCTATGAATTGACGCTTCAGATTGTGCTCATACCTTATGTTTTTACCTCCATATTGCGAGGTTTTCTCTTCCTGCATATGAGGTTGCCATAACAAGTGTTCGCCAGGAAGATTGTTCTCAACATTATAACGATGTTTGTTCTCATTGTGTGTCAAGAAGATAACCTCCGCTTTGACATCATCATTATAATATGCATCTCCAACATAGTGATTTACAAGAGTAAACAAGTCACGATACTTGTCAAGCCAGCCTGGATATACAATCACAGGACTGAAATTCAGATGTACCTCATAACCAGCTTCATAGAAAGGTTCTATAGCTTCAAGACGTTCCTGTATGGTGCTTGTGTTAGGCTCAAGTAATGTGGAATAATCTTGTGGCATCAGACTAAAGCGTATCCTGATTTTCTTGTCATAATCCTCATTCTCAGCTTTATAATCAAGAAGATCCTTATTCACGTACTTTGTTGCAAATGAAGCCATTGCAGTAGGATGGTGTTTGAAGAAATCAAATATCCTACGCCAGTCGTGATGTTTGGCGTGCAATGCAAAGTCCTCATTACAAGAGATGTCATATGTGATAAATCGCTCATGTGTCTGATTAGGCTTTTGCACATCAGCCAACCATGAATGGATGTTTATGGCGTTCAGTATGTCAACTGTGTTCTTTGCAACGTCAAGTCCCTCAGGCTTATGACGTTTCATATAACAATACGAACAATTATACAAACAACCATATCCAAAACTTGGACTGATGAAGTCTGTTGATCTGCCTGATTCTCTGATTGTCAGGGATTTGCGTTTTACTTCTTCTAACATGATGATAACATTAGAATGATTAATGCTGTTAATGACAGTATGGCGATTACTATATTTGCATTGAATGTATAGTCATCCCATTTATCTATTGGTTTCTTTTTCATGGTTTGAAGTTTTAAAGGTTAAAAAAGCGGGGAGACACCCTATATGTCTCCCCTGAATCCTAACCTTATTTCATTGAAATGTCATTCTGCGACAATTGACGTGCCGCTGCAGACAATACATTGTCATGCTGTACAAGAACATCAGGTGCTGTCAAGTCAAGTGTGAACTCGGTCTGACGGAAGATTGGCATACCATCCTTGTGCAGGATTTCACCGTCTTGTCCAGCGCGTTTTGGCTCCTGTCCATCATAGAATGGAACACCAGCCTGCTCCTTGATCACGATCTTACCCATGAATGTGGAGCCAATTGTAATGCCGTTGTTCTTTACCCACGAAGTCAAATCGGCGATTTTGCCCTTGATAAGGGTGCTGCGCTTACGGCTATTAAGCCATCCGCCTGCGCCAAATTGCACATCATCTGTGCTTTCAATACGGATAAAACCGTATTCAGGGTTGTTCTTGCTGATACCAATCAGTTCAGATGAATCATTCTTGCATGTGGTTACTTTAACTGTGTTGTTCATGATACTTAAGTTTTTAAATTGTTTGAATTAATTAAAGAATTGATGAGTTAATGATACTGGTTAATTGTTGATTTCAAGGGCTTTGCATATCCCGTCAAGGAGTTTGTAGCATGCCCGTTGAAGTTCGAATTCCTTGCGTCTACGACGCATGATAAGTTCGTGTGCGGACTTGAGGTTGTCCTCACGACATTGTTTTTCAGCGTCCTCTTTGAATTTGAACGCGTCAAGCCATTTCTGTGTGCTATGGCCATACCATTCCTTGCGTGTATGTATACGTGCAAGGATCTTGGATTTATACGTATTATTGATTTTGGCGAGCGGGACGCCATTCCACCGCATATACAGGAATTCATTTGACATAGGCTTAATAGATTAAACGTATGCCATCATTTGTGATACGGATCTCACGGATCTGTTTAGGCAGTTTACCCGTGATCACGTGCTTCTTGTTGACAAGTACGGGATTGGGTTGTGTCCTGTTCAGTTTATAATACATGAACTGACAGGCACCTGCAGTACGTCCGAGTGCCTTTGCAACACGGCGTAGGTTTGCCTTGGTTGGATTGTTGTTGATTGTCTCAAGCAGTGTCTGTGTGTCCTGCTTTGACCATCTCTTTCTTGTTGATTTCTTTGATTTGGACATGATTGGTTTGATTTAATGGTGAATTAATTGAAGTGTAAGTAGAAGAAAGGCATATATTGCGTACCGATTATCTCAGCCACAGGATTGCCGTCATGATCACGTGGAACGGTATGTGACATTTCCACGAGCAACAGAAACTTGTTATTCATCGAAGTTGAGTTTTATCTGTCTAGGGTCATAAGGTTCGTCACTGTATGAAGTTGACTGTACAAGTCTTATTTCATAAGCGTATAATATGGAGCTGATAGTGGCTATAAACCCGGCTATGAAACAACAGCCTTTGTATATCATTATCATTACGGCTTGGTGTGATATACCTGACAAGCCTGTGATGACGGCCGTAATGACCGTCATGCACAGGAACATTGCCAGGAACACTCCAAACCAAAGAAGCGTCGTGAGTATGAATGCCTTTACAGTTTTCATTGCACCGATGTTGAATCGTTATACAAGACTTGTGTCAATGAATCGAATTCACTGCGCACCATGCAGTCAAGTGCGAACGTGTCGCCTTCCTGTACATATACCACATAGGCAAGTGAATCCTGATCAAGGCTGAACTGTATTATGCCGTCCTTGCCTTCATCAAGTTCATAGTGATACACGTGTATTACTTCGTCTTCGGTAAAGACCTCATTGAGAAGGTATCCCAATGTACCGGTGCTTAACACCATCAGTGTCAGCAGGCTAATGATTTTAATTTGTTCCTTCATGGTGTTTTTTACGTTTTTTGGAATGTGAATGTTGAGTGATTGTTGATTTACCGGGATGTGCATATCCCATGTTGCGTTTTACGCCATCCAACTTGTGTCGTTGGAAGTCAGGATCCATCAGGATATCCTGGATTGCCATAAGTTTAGGAGTGAGTTTCATTGATTAGGATTTAGGATTTGGTTCAAGTAAATGTAAAGGGAGTGCCTGTGTGACACTCCCATGAATTATTTCTTCATCAGTTTTTCATAATCCTGGCATACCAATACGGCTGGAAACCAGTAAATGAACAGTGCAAAAAAGACATGTCCGTTGTGCCTCATGGCACTTACATAATCAATCTCCACAAAGAATGCAATGAAGACTGACATGAACAACCAGCTTACCAACACAGTGGTAATTGTGATCAGCATATACATGGTGTTCTTCATGCCTTGTCGTTTTTGGAATTGTCCGTAACACTTTTAGCCGTGATGTCAAGCATTACGCTTATCATGGCAACCATGCCTATTGTACCGAAGACAGTTGCAGTCTTCAAGTTGTCCGCATCAAGTGCAAACATGGCCAATGAGAGGCATATCATTGCGACAATGGCCTCTGTAGTACTGAATTTTTCTTTCATTTTGGTTTGGATTTGATTATTAATGAGTGAATTGTATCTGATTGAAACGGTTTGTGCCTCACCGTAAAGCCTATCCTGAATGAAGTCCAAGATATACAGTCCTTTATGAATACATTCAGCTGTAATACATGAGCAACCTTTTTGAAAGGGTTACATTAACATAGATATACCACTGCCACTTGTTAAAGGTGGAAGTCCTTATGTGGATTCACTATACATATATCACAACTGAAGTGCATTGTGCATAAATGCACCCAATTGCGATTAAACCACGCTTTACAGTACGGTGGTTTTGACTGAAACATATCACAATTGAAGTGCATTGTTACTAAAGGTGTACTTGTATTTCTACGGATTGTATTTCTTCCTCCAACCACCTTTATGTAAGGAATGCACTCAGTTGTAATAGATGTATTTCAATACAACATTATTGTTGTACTCCATACTCACATAGTATGGTTCTCCATTACAACTGAAGTGCGTTTTAACTAACAAGTTTATACAAAGTTTGAGGTCCGTTATGACCACTTATTCGCATATCAACTTGTTCATATTTATGGTCAGGACCAAATACCTCATTCATTGTAAGGTCATGGTCTTCCCAAAAGGAACATCCCCAGCGTTCCGCTACCCCACCAATTTCACCATAATCAGTGATTTTTCCTGTTTCATCTGCTGGAAAAATGTAGGTTTCATTTGCTAGATAGCTTGTAGAGGCAATAACGTAAGTTGTCATTTTAATGAGTTTTTTTGGTTTGTGTTTTACACCTAAAACTTTAATCCATAAAGTAACCTTTCAGTATTTATGTTTTAACTACCAACTCTTGATGCTATCTCTGTACTTGTAGTTATTAAAGAAACTGGTGTCCTCAACATCTTGGAAAGTTATTGAGTTTTTTATTGTAACTAGAATGGTATCATCCCTTTTTACCATCAGTGCTATTTTAATGGGAACTCATGCTGCAGCAGGTAGCTCTATGCTAGTTACAATTATTATAAATGCACTCAGTTGTGATACAAGACTTATTACAGAGCGTATATCCTTTTTATGCAGTGAGAGGCCTTTAGAGCCTGTGTACATAAAATATAATACGTTGTATCTTGCCAGCTTATATAGATCACAACTGAAGTGCATTATGTTACTAATCCCTCTTAGGATCATCAGAAGGTTGATGTTTCTTTTACGCACCATGGCCTACAAGCGGTGCAACCTTTTCCAAGGAAGTTAAAGAGTGTGTTTCATATGACAGTCTTAATTTGTTACACGCAAGTCACTAGCGTGGAATCAAGAACCTACCTAGTATAGGATTACCTGCAAATCAGTGCAAGTTTTACCTGTGAAGTTAACTAGGATGTCTAGAGATTAAAGGCAGGCTGACATATAACCTGTTGTTCCCTATGTGTTTACCAATATGTCTAGTGTGGCCATAGAGTCAAGCAAACTCTATTCATTTCTATCTGCAGATAGTTACCCCCTGTACCACTTGGGTTTGTTTGCATTATTGGTAATGCATTCAGTTGTAATACGAGGAGCTTTTGTGGAACAGGTCAAGCTTTAGCTGATCTTGCCTGTTTGATCCACCATTTTAATTGGCAGGGCTCCAATTCTGCTTTCGAGTTTTATTTGTATTACAACTGAAGTGCATTAGAAGATGTCTTCGTAAAACATTTTACGAATCTCTTCTCTTTCGGCTTTTGTGGTGGTTTGTATCTTACAATAAAATACATCACCATCTATATCTCCATGCCAACCTACATTCCAATGGGATGATACTTGTAAATAGTCCCATCCATCCGTACGGACAGTAATGCATTCTGTTGAACCATCTTTCATATATTCAACAGTATCTTTTGGTGTGTTCGGAGTAAGATGTTCAAAGAATTCCGACTGGCTGATTTCAACAATGTCTTTGTTGAAATTCTGGTAGCGTGTGTAAAGTTCTGATTTCTTCACGGTGCTTTGTTTTTGGTTTGAATGAACAATTGCGGGCAAATGCTATATGATAAGCATAGCATTGGAAGGATCAAGGAGTAGTGTGTAACACTAAACCTTGCTGAGGAGACAACAACACACTACAGCACAGGAACTTATAGCCTGCACCGTAGTGTGTAACGCTCAACCAAGTTACCAGGATTAAATCCTGGTGCCACCACTGGCTAGGGTAAATACCCAGCCTATGATCTCATGTTGAACACATACAATGTTCTGCTTGTCTGCGGCTAAGTCGGCTTCTTTCAGTCCTTGTTTGATAAGACCTACTCTACCATCTTCTCCGTAGACACTGCCACGTTTTCCTACTTTTGAATCACGGAAGTCATAGGTGTCATCACCTGTTAATTCCTTCAACTTTGATAATGTTAATACTTTTGCCATTTTGGTTTGGGTTTTAGGCGTTAAGGCTCCGGGGTATCCGTCGCTCAATTTTAAGCCGGGTGGGTATTTTTGGGTTGGCTCACTCCCTGACTTATGCACAAAAAAATTTTAAAAAAAATTAATTTGCTATAGGGACTTATCAAAATCAAGGATTCCCATCCCTTATATTTGTATTGGCTGTATTATATTTGCAATCACAAGGCGTGCTTTAAAAAGTCCTCGGACTTTAGCATCAAAATGAAGCCCGTAAGCTTCATTTTTTAAAACAGGCCCGGTCCATGTACCACGGTTGGCGCACTTCCCGTAACGGCATGGATCCTCCTGAGGGTGATAATCCCCAAATAGGGGTACCTACCTGCAACGGAGATACTACTTCTTGACTGGAACCAAGGCTAAGGGTTGATAGAGATGCCTCCAGTATGACGGTAAAACCAGGGAACTGGTCAGACGACTTGAAGGAAATCCGTTGATAAAGAAAAGGTTAAGGAAAAAATGAACATTTTTCCAAGGGCCTAAGTGCGTCTAATCCAATCTAAGCCAATAAGTTACAAGAGAATCCCGATCTAAGTGTAGTCTTGGAGCGGGATAAGTGTATAAAAACGCGTTGTTTGAAATAATATATTACCTTTGTAGGATTATTCTAAAGGTATGTTGGTAGTAAAGACCCCCAGGAACAAACTGTTCCACGCTTACTTGACCTGGCTGAATCCTTTGCTCATGTTGAGCAAGGGTGAGCTGGACATATTGGCGGCTTTGCTTACCTTGCATTACAGCCATAGGAATTATCCGAAAGAGACTCTGGATCAGTTGCTTACATCTCCTGAGACATTGGAGGCGGTTAGGAAGAAGATCAAGATAAACTCGAAGATGTTCAATAAACTGCTTAACTCCTTGAAAGAGAAAGGATTGATCCTTGAGAAAGGCTTGAATCCCAGTCTGACAAGGTATCCGAAGGATGGTAAGTTCAAGCTTTTTGTAGGTTTCCAGGTAGAAAAATGAAACTGGATCTCGAAAAGCTGCTGTCAGACGTTGCCTCCGAGAAAGGCATATCCAGGTTTCATGTTGAAACAATTTACAGGAGTGTCTTTGAGATGGTCGCTGAGACAATGAGGGAAGGTAATGCTGATAACATATTGATTCCCAGGTTCGGGAAATTCATAGTACCCCGCAAGAAACTCGAAATAAAGGACTTGCAGAAATATAAAGAGAAATATGGCACTGAATAAAAGATTTAATGACATACAAAAGCTTTATGACAAGCTTGGATGGGACAATGCTGAGACATTGAAGGATGCAATGGGCAAGTCCCCCGACTACATGTATATCGCATTCCTTACACAAACGGGCACTGATGCCCCTGTTGGGAATGTTCTGTACAATGACCTTGTTTTCGCAAGTCCCGTTTACTTCAGTTATGAGGGAACAGGGACTTACCGGATGTATTGCAACCTGTTTAAACCAGGATACATGGAGGTTGAAATCCATGATGGGCAAGGAAGCACCTTTGTTGACAGTACCATCACAGCCACTGTTTATACAGGATATGTTGAATTAAAGGTTTTTACTTTTGGATTGTCCGACAACATACTTCAAAACACTCCTATAAAGATAAGGGTTTGGAGTAATGCAGGTGTCGAAGAGGCGTCTGTTGCCCCTACTCCGTTTGGATACAGGTATGCTATTGTGAATGATACGACTTGTTCGGCTTTTTCCGTTGGTGCATGTGATTGGACTGCTTCCGGAGGATTGCTTAGTACTGCTTCAAATTGGGGTATGGAAATGGCGGCTTTTTATCCTGATGGAAACGCTATTATAATAGATAATTATTATGAACCAAGTTGTACTTTATTGGCATCTTCGTATTTCCTTAAGACAATAGGTAATGTTGATCCAGGTGTCATGACACTTACTGATGCGAACTGTAATCCTGCTCCAGGTATCACATGGAATCTTATAACAGGATCTCTTAAGAACTATTCGGGAACTATTCCAACTGGTCCTGTTGGTTCTAACTCATGGAGAACTGTTACATTGCCAGGGGATAGCATCGGTTTAGACGGTATGATTGCTGATATTAGTGATCCTACAGTATTAGCGGGATTACTTCAGAATTATTTTCAAGCCATCAATAATCCAACATGTACTGTTACAGCGACTGACCTTGGAGGAGGTAATTGGCAAATTGATGTTAACCAGATATACAGTAATACCACTGTAATAGAATTGGAAGCGTTTTTATCTATTGGCACTTATTTACTTAACTTAGTACCATAAACAATCATATCAATGTTCACATATCCAAAAATGTTAAAAAATCTACATAAGCTTTCAGCCTTCTTCGGGTTTTCCTATGGGAAGGAGTTTGAGAAAATAATCGCACGTGAACCTTCGTTCACATACATGGCTTACCTGACCCAGTCAGGCAGTGACGCTCCTGTTCCACAGGTTCTGTTCAGTAATCTTGAAACCAGTCCTACGTTTGTCTATAATTCCACAGGCACTTATGATATGTTTCACCCTTTGGCTAATCCGACAAAGAGTATTGTGACCATATCTTCTGGACAGGTTTTTTCCCCTGATACTTACCGTGCCGTGGCGTTTATAAAGAATTCAGGCCTTATAGTCATAAACACCATTGATAGTACAGGTGGTGCTTCTGATGACCAATTGTTGAACACGTTGATTAAATTCGAGATCTGGTTATGATAATCACGATTGATACCGAGACAAAGATCCTGAAGGTTTCAGGAAAAGTCACTTGTAAAGAACTTGCCCGTGAACTTGATAAGTTATTACAGGAAGGTTTGTTTTCCTATGCTGTTGACGCCGGGTTTACAGGTACGCCTGTCATCAAGGCAGGAACAACTTCCCCTTGGAACAACAATAACAACTTCACTGCGACAAATGAAGGAATCATTCCGCCGCTTCATTACTAGTATTCCGGAGATCATGGAAGGATGGAAGAACCTTGTTCTTTCCGATTCCAGGATTGAGAAACTTGCAATTGGAAGATTGCAGATTTGCAAGGAATGTCCGGATAACAGCACCAAACCGGATTTGTCAATGAGTTCAAGGTGCAAGGCATGCGGATGTGTGCTGGAAGCCAAGGCCAGGAGTCCACAGTCAAAATGCCCGAAGAACAAATGGCAAGGCTTGGAACAGATCTGAATTCAATAGAGGTCACATATGTCACCCCTGTTATAAACGACAGGGGAAAGGCTTTGAAAAAGACAGTGGCCAGGAAAAGCGTGCTGATGTTGTCGCACATACTGATCATAGACGAGAACTATGATTCAAAGGGAAACCTGCTTTCCGAAACATGCAGGATATTCTATGAAACCCTCGGATGGCTTGTCCTTGAGGAGGCGTATGAGGAGATGATGAAGTATAAAATGGGACATTCTAACACGGTTGTAGGGTTCAGACCTTCGCCGATAAAACAAAAGAGGAAATGACACAGGAGCAAATCCATGAGAAAATGCGTAAGCATTTCACACCGATGAACGGGCACATCATAGTTGAGTATGTCCGGAACCTTAAAACCTCCGGAGGTATCTACCTTCCTGAGAAATCAGAACACACCAAGAGCATTGCCCATCCGGTGGTTGCCGCTGGTCTGCAAACCGAGATCAAGGTAGGCGAATGGGTTGCCCTGCGTCCAATGCAGGTTGATGTGTTCAAGATGTATGACCGTGAGTTCGCCATCCTTCGTGACTTTGATGTGATGATGAAGGTCGATATGAACTACCTCAAGGATGAGGCTGAATTCAAATCAAACATAAACAATCAATAAAATGGCTAAAATACCAAACATCCCGATGGGAATGAAATCAATGATGAAATCCTCCGGCAAGGAAGGTGAGTTCATCACCAAGCTTCTGCACTGCACCGCGCAGATTCACATCTATCACCTGATCTGCAAGGGTCCCGGTTCATTCGCAATGCACAAGGCGTTGAATGAATTGTATGATGCCCTTCCTGATTTGGCTGATGGTCTTGCCGAGTCAGTGCAAGGTAAATATGGCATCCTCAACTACGCCATGGGCGGAGTGAGTTACGACAGTACCCTTTCAAAGGCCGTGCCTTATGTGAAGGAAGTCTTGAATTACGTCAAGACGATGCGTAAGGATATCTGTCAGGAAAGCAATTTCCAAAACCAGATCGATGAGATTGAAACATTGCTTTACAGCACCATTTACAAACTAGAAAACTTGTCCTGATAAGTTATGAAGGTAATGGAATCATGGGATATAAATGCGTCTTTCTGGGAATTAAACCCCCAGTTAAAAATCCCTAGTGCTTTCAACCGCCTTTATACATCGGACAAATCCAAAGGCAAGGCCCACTCAAGTAGATTGATGTGGGCTATTGCCTTTTTTGCCGACTTTGATTCAAAGTACCGTGCACTATCAGACAGTGAAAGGAAGAAACTTGTCGCCGAGGATATTTTAAAAGAACCAGAGTTTGACTGGACAACTGTCGAAGAGTATATAAAAGCCTGGGACATGTTCAAGTCCGTGCCCATGAAGCAGATGTGTGAATGGGAAAGGTTGATGAATGAGAAAACGGAGTACATGCGTACTTTGAAATACAATGCCGAGACGGCTGACGAGATTGAAAAACGACTCTTGTCAAACACTAAGTTATACTCAGAGTATGAGGAAATCATGTCACGTCTTGTTCAGGAAGGTGAAGGTGGAACAATGCTCGGCGGTGGGATGGAGAGTCTTACCGAGAAAGGAGAAATCTGATGTGGAACGACAGGAGGGACTTTACATTGTCGGAAATCCCGAAACTGCATCCCATGAGTCATGGGTATCTGGATTTCTGGCGCGGTGAAAAAAAGAAAGTCATTGAAGGGGTATGGATAAACGGGATATGGTGTCCTCCACAACTCTACCATTATCTTAATTATGCTACAATAGTCCTTGGTGAAAAAAAGGCAAGGAAGAAAGATAGGCCATGGGACCTTGATTATGTATGGGACCTGGCTTATTACTGGATAGAAGCCCGCGGACTTTCAGGGTTTGAGAAAGTCGGGGATGTTGATGACATACGTTCATTCTTAAGACAAAGACATGGCGAGGATCTCGGTAAACCATTATACAACAAACAGTCAAGGAACCTGCTTGTTATGGGTCCTCGCGGTTGGGGTAAGTCTTATTGGGCTGCTAATATCGCTGCTCACGAGTATCTTACCGACGGACAACGGGAATATGTACCAGGAGAAATTCCAAAGGAAACAGCCGAGATCATGCTCAGCGCCTACAATGCCCCCTACGTCAATGACCTCATTACAAAAATACAGGACGTCCTGAACAATTATCCCGGTGGCATGGAAGTCAACGGGATTTATTATCCACCCCCTTTTGCAAAAACCTTGTCTGGACAATGGACGATAGGTAAGAAGGTGGAGAATTATTACAAAAAGAAAGTCGGAGGAAAGTGGCAATTTGTCGGGACAAGGTCCTGCTTCAAGCCGCGTGTCTACAAGGATAAACCACTTGCGGGTGTCGGAGGTCGTAACACCTTGAAGATAGGCGAAGAGATCGGGGTTTGGGAAAACCTCATCGAATCACATTTTGCCGACGAGAACACACAGCGTCTAAACAACTACAAGTTCGGATCAACCATGTACATCGGTACTGGTGGTGACATGGTGGGCGGAGGTACCCTTGCGGCCCAGAAAATGTTCTATGATCCTGAGACCTATGACTGTCTGGTGTTTGATGATACGTATGAGAACCGTGGAAAGATCGCCTTGTTCTTTCCATCGACATATACCAAGATAAACTACAAGGATCCGCTGGGTAATACCAATCACCAGCTTGCCGAATTAGGCGAGGAAGAGGAGCGTGAAAAGAAGAAGAAAGCCAAAGATGCAAGTGCATATGATGAATACGTTGTATATAACCCACTGGTTCCCAGTGAAGTCTTCCTGTCAAAGACTAATAATATTTTCCCTCTTAAAGATCTGCAGTACACTCTTGCTAACATTGAAACTAGCAAACTTGCTGATGCTGAGTGGGTTGGAGACCTGGTCTTAAGTGAAACAGGTGATGTTGAATGGATTAACAACTCCAAAAACAGGCCAATCTATGATTTTCCCTTAAAAGCTGAAGCCAATACGGAAGGATCAGTGATACTTTATGAGCATCCAATTAAAACCGAAGATGGTGATATCCCATGGGGAAGATACATAGGGGGAATTGACCCTTATGACCATGACAAGTCCAAATCAGGGTCGCTTGGTTCGATAATCATTCTGGATAATCTGACAAACAGGATAGTAGCCGAATATTCAGGACGTCCTGAAACGGCAAATGATTATTACGAAACCTGTCGCAGGCTTCTTATTTATTATAATGCCCTTGCGTTGTATGAAAATGAGAAAAAAGGGGTGTTTACCTACTTTGAATCCTGTGGATCCTTGCATCTTCTTGCACGACAACCCAAACTGATCAAGGATATTGTCAGTGGGTCCACTGTTGACAGGGGTTATGGTATGCACATGCCCTTGGAAATCAAGCGATATGGTGAAGGATTGATAAATACTTGGCTTAGAAGGACTTATGAAGGTGACGTAAAGGTCGCCCATAAGATACGATGCATACCTTTGTTGAAGGAATTGATCATGTACAATACGGATGGCAACTTTGACCGTGTAATGGCCTTGATGTTAGCGCTTTATCAGAAAGAAGAGATGCGTAAGTATGAGATAAAACTTGAAGACAAGGTAAAAACCTTTCTTGAGAATGATTTTTTCAAGACAGGATTTGTAAAAGGTAGTCAAAAACGGGCGTTTTTTTCCTAATTGCTATAGGGCAACGCTGTTTTTTATGCCTAAAGGATTTTATCCTTACATTTGTTAAATAAATTTGTAAATTCCCCTAACTAGAGACTGATGGAACTTTATTATACAAACAAAGCCTTGATGCCTCGACAGAAAGTTTCACGTTCTGTCAAGGAATCGGTGAAATGGAAGCATGACTGCGTTGATGCGGTTATTGCCACCACCAAACTCAAGGATAGCAAGAGGCGCAGGACGATCAGTGAAAGGAAAAGGAACTATGACCTTTTCAATAACAAGATAGATGAAGCGCATTTCAGGCATATTACCAATCCTTTTAACATCAGTCGCGAAGGGGCTAATACTTTTAAGTTACCTGCTACTCTTCAGCCTTATGATATTCTTTTTCCTATTTTCAATGTCCTTTTTGGCGAAGAGCATAAGCGCCTTTTTAACCCTGTTGTCAGGGTGGTCAATGATTCGGCCATAAAGGAGAAAGAGGAATTCACCAAACAAACGGTATTACAGGCATTGCAGGAGTTTTTGCTTCGTAATGTCGAACAGGATCCCAACAATCCTCCTCCCACACCTGAGGATGTTGTAAAAAACCTGAACAAGTCCATCAAGGACATGAAGGAAGAGACTGCAAACCTTTTTCTTCAGTATTATAAGAAGCGTTTCAGGTTAAAGGACGAGTTTGCCAAAGGTTGGAAGGATTGGTTGCTTGCCGGTGAGGAATTCTACCGTGTCGAGCAGGTTGCAAACGAGGTTGTCATTAAGCGTGTTAATCCCTTGCAGACGTGGTTCTTTATTCCAGAGAATACGGATTCTGTTGAAGAAGCTTCTCAAATACTTGAACAAACATACAGTACAGTGAATGAGATCATAGATGAATTCTATGAGTACCTCACTCCGCAGCAGATTGATGAGTTGGAAATGTACTATGCCAACTATTTTCCGGGCAATGAACTCATTAACCCGATGACCATCAAGACTGTTGAAAGCATATACAACTTTGAGGGTGAGGAATACGCGCTTGACAGGATTCCTGTCTTCAGGGTGCGTTGGAAATCCTTCCGCAAAGTCGGAAACTTCTATTACATAGACCCGCAGACAGGAGAAGAACAACAGATCCTTGTAGATGAGTCATGGGTATGGGACAAACAAGACCGCACACAGCGTGTGGAGTGGTTCTGGATCTCTGAATACTGGGAAGGTGTCCGTATAGGCGCCGATATGTACATTGATGAGATGATACGCCGTCGTCCACAGCAGTTCAGGTCCATGGATAACCTGTCAAAATGTAAATCCGGTTATGTCGGACGCCTTTGCTCCGCGCAGAATTCGGGTGCCACATCCTTGATGGACCGTGTTGTTCCATGGTTGTACCTTTATTTCATTATCTGGTATGACACTGAGCTTGCACTTGCTACAAACATAGGAAAGATTGCATTGATCGACGCATCAACCATTCCTGACGGATGGGATGTTGAGAAATGGTTTTACTACGCACGTGCTATGCGCGTAGGATTTGTTAACTCCATGAACGAGGGTAACAAACGCATGGGCATCAACCAGAACATGTCAACCTTGAACAAGGAATTGAATCTTGAGATGGGTAATTACATCCAGTTCAACATCCAACTCCTTCAGGAGATTGAAAGGAAACTGCAGAACGCCGCGGGTGTTCCCCCACAACGTCTTGGTGCCATCAATACATCTGAAATGGTGGGTAATGTTGAAAGATCCCTTACACAGTCAAGTCTTGTAACCGAGGATCTTTTCAGAATGCACACCCTTACGAAACTTGACGCATGCACTGCGATCCTTGAGGTTGCAAAAGACGTGTATAAGAACGGGTCAAAGACCTTGCAATATGTAACCGATGATCTTCAGGATGTGATGTTCAAGATTGACGGTGATGTGTTCAACAACGCCGATTATGGTGTGTTTGTAACTGATGACCTCAAAGACATGGAGGTTCTCGAGGCAATGAAATCCCACGCTAAATTCGCTTTGCAGAATGATCAAATGGCTTTTTACCAGCTTGCTGATATCTATACCAGTGAGTCTGTTTCTGATGTTCGTGCACAGCTTAAGCGTTATTATGATTCAAAGCAGCAGCAGATACAGGCGGCGCAGGAACAACAGACGCAGATTGCGCAGGAACAAATGGCGTTGGACAAGCAAAAGCATGACGAGGAAATAGCATTGCAGCAATACATAAACGATACTAACAACCAGACTAAGATACAGGTCGCACAGATCGGCGTGTATTCACGTCAATTAGATCTTGATTTAAACAATGACGGAATTCCTGACCCAATTGCCTTGGCTGGACAAGCTCTCAAAGAACGTGAAGCGGCTTCTAAGGATTTTATCGAAAAGCTCAAACTCCAGGCCGACAAGGTTAAAACCCAAAGCGACCGTACCCTCAAGCTCAAAGAACTTGACATTAAGGAGAAGGAAATTGCTTCAAGAGAGAAAATTGAAGAGCAAAAATCCGAAACAGCCTTAAGGGTTGCCAAGACGAATAAGAACAAATATGACAACAAATGACGGCAAGCGAACTTGCACGCATACATAATAACAAACTTGCCGTCTATAATTTCAAGTATTATGGACCTGACGGTACCGTATATATAGGATTACAGAATGGAAGACTTGTAAGGTATTATGACCAGGCAAGTACTGTAATCCAACAATCAGGTGTCAAATCCATTACAGGATTGAACACCAATAATGCGGATCCTGCAAATCCTGTTGTACAAATCTCGGTTGACGGGACCACTATAACCGGAACAGGTACTCCCGCTAATCCGCTTGTTGCTGTCATACCTGCAAGTGGTGTACAAAGTGTTACTGATGATGGCAATGGGGTTGTATCAGTGGATAACATTGATCCGATTAATCCTGTCATTCAGTTCAACGGAGTAAATGTTGACGGGGTTACAATAACAGGTGATGGTACAATAGCCAATCCTCTTGTAGCAGCTGGTGCTTCAGGATTTACCTATACTAAGACACTGGTTAATACAACTCCTTACACCATTGTACCTACTTCAGGTTACAATACATACAATGTGGATGCTTCTGGTGGTGCGATTGTATTGAACTTTCCAACAGCGGTTGGAAATGCCGCATGGTACATTGTCAAGAAAATAGATTCCTCCTTGAATACCGTGACCCTTACACCTAATGGTGTTGAAACCATAGATGGTGCGGTAAACAAGGTTATAAAATTTCAAAACACGAGTGTCGATGTATACAGTGACAACTCAAACTTATATTTGGCGTAAATGGCATACTTGGAATCAGTCATAATCAGGGATACAGGAGGTACGGAAGCTGATGTTACCGCAGCCAACGCATTGAAGGTTGACGGTTCAGCCGTAACACAACCTGTAAATGTAGTGGCAGGATCCGTAAATGCAAATGTTGATCTTCAGCAGGATGTTTTTGGTCAGCTTGTTATAGCCAACAGGTATAACCAGTTTGAAATAAACTATGACACCATTGATCCTGATTCCATATCTGAAATTACGGTTACCAAGTCAAACGGTGGTGATGCTTCCAACCTAAATGGACAAGCCGAATTTACTTCCAATGCCAATACCAATGGTGGAGTATCATCTGTTACAAACCTTACAGTTACATACAGACCAAATTCTGAAACATACGCGGCATTTACTGCAATATGGCAATCAGGAGGTCTTGCAAACTCATACCAGCGTATTGGTATTTATGATGCAAACAATGGATTCTTCATTGGATATGAAGGAACGGTGTTTGGTATAACACTTCGTAAAGCAGGTGTTGACACATTTACTAATCAAGCATCTTGGAACATAGATCCACTTACAGGTGGTGTTGGTTCAAAGTATACGCGTAACGGAGTTCCAGAAGCTATTGATTTTACCAAAGACAATTTGTTCAGGGTAAGATACGGATGGTTGGGAGCAGCTCCTATTTATTGGGAGGTTCTCAGTCCAGATGGTGAGTGGGTGTTGTTTGACATATACAGACATCCCAATACTACTGGTGGTACAACCATCAACAATCCAGATCTTCCAATGACTCTGGATATCCAAAAGACAGGCGCAGGAGCGACTGTTCTTACAATGAATACTGCATGTTGGGCTGCAGGTACCACATCCCCTTATACCAAGATATCAAGTACAATTACAGACAATACTTTGGCAAACATGTCAAGGTCTGTGATCACAGGAAGAGCAAGTACTGGTGGCGGAACATATTATAATGTGAAGGTCACTCCTTCTGGGGCATTGGTTACGGCTGGTACGGAAATTTATCCTGAAGATGACCCGCATACTGATGGAGATGAAGGGGCTTTTATCCTTGCAGTTAGAAATGACGCCAATACGGCAATGACTAATGCAAATGGAGACTATAGTCCTATTGCGGTCAATGCAAATGGAGCTATTGCCATTAATGATGGTGGAAACTCAATTACGGTTGATGGTACAGTAACCGTTACTCAAAGTGGAACCTGGAACATAAACAATATATCAGGAACAGTAAGTCTTCCAACTGGAGCAGCTACTGAAACAACATTATCATCATTAAATACCAAGTTCACAGCTGTAACAAGAACTCCAAATCTGACAAGAGCTACTGGTTCAGGTACAATCTCAGCAGGAGCAAGGTCAATATCTGTATATAATGCAGGGTCGGCTGCAGGAAGTATTCTTGGTGTTGCAGGAAACATATTACCTGGAGAGGCATTTGACTTTTCAGCAGGCGGAGAAGATGATACCTTGGCAGCTTTTGCGTATGATGGAACAGGTACAACATTGGTCATAACAACAATAGTTTAAGGCATGTCATTAACAGCTATAAAAAACCTACTTAAAGGATTTGTAATATTTAAAAACAATGGTACAGCTGTTAATAGTGTTGACCGCAGAAATTTAAATATCATACCTGGTACAAATATATCCGTATCTGCTCTTGACAATTCAGGTTCTAATCAAGTTGATGTTACAATCAATGCAACAGGAGGTTCAGGCACGGTTACTTCAATAGCCACTAGCAGTCCAATCACAGGGGGTACAATTACTACCACTGGAACCATTGGAATAGGTGATGCCAAGGCAGACAGTTTGACCAAGGGTGCTTCTACTTTCAAGGATTCTGATTTTGATGATAACGGTTCGGGTCTTATTAGTATTGATTACATTAATGGTCAAAAGGCTACTGCAATCACAAATGGCTTTGTAACTTCCACTGATTGGAATACTTTCAACGGGAAGCAGGATTTACTCGTAAGCGGAACTAATATAAAGACTCTTAATGGTATTTCCATTCTTGGTAGCGGTGACCTTGATGCGGGATATACCCTATCTGTTCAAGCATTGACCTCATCTCCTGTGGATGGTCAGACCATATACTTTGGCAACTTGCCCAAGGCTCCTGTTACTACTGCTGCCATATCCAAGGTCTATATTCCTAGGTCAGGGGTTATTAAACGCGCTGAGATTTATTGCTACAGCGGAACTGCGGGAACAAACCAAGCTTGGAGTGGATATATTCGTTTGAATAATACAACCGATACTTTGATTGCCACTTTAAGTGTTGCAACAAGCGAAAGAGTATTCAGCAATTCATCATTAAACATTGCTGTTGTTGCTGGAGACTACTTCGAGATTAAATTCATTAACCCGACATGGGCAACCAATCCGCTGACTACTATTTTTGGCGGTTATATTTATATAGATTAACATGACACTTCAACAAAACCAAAGAGAGATAGTATCATTTGACATTTGGAAGGAAGGAGTTTTTCATCCTGTGAATGTTCTTAGATTATCAATGTACAGCGGCTATGACTTCATAGCTTCACCTGGCTCGGTCCATTACGATTTGATTCACCATGAGCAGGATGTTGATGGCAGCATCTATGAGGAGATTGTGGCTGATGGTAATGTTCCTTTGACATTCACCCTAGTAGCCAGTTGGGGCGCGGATGACCAGCCTATCTTTGATTATGTAGCACAGGAATTATCAATTACTTTAATATAAACAAAAATGAAAACAAACAAATTCTTCTTACTAGCAACCTTTGCATTACTAATGCTGGGTTTTACAATCGTATCATGCGAAAAATCTGAAATTACTCCGACTGAGACTACATCAGGGGTATTGGACAAAAGAGGTGGTAACGGAGGTGGCGGAGGTGGTAACAACCCCAATAGCCCTAACTACAACCCATGCTCTTGGACATCCCAGTACACAAACGCGACAGCTCCTGCTGAAGTTTGGGGTATAACAGTAGACACTACCGTATGTGGATTTGTGATATTACGTTGGCCACAGCAAGCAAAATTCTCTCCAGTTGACAGTTGTACTGCTGCCGGTGCTTATTATGTTGCTACAACACCTGTTGTTGGTACGTACAATACATCTTGTGCTGGAAATCTGACGTACAGTAATGCTTATTATTACCAGTTAGGATCGGGTTGCTCCATGTGGCCTGATAAAGAATACCGCATACTGCTTTCCTATCTTGAGAGAGATACGGTTAATAAAGTATTAAGGTGGCATTACAGCGAAGTAGTACAGTTTAAAACTGGAACAAGGGCTACTTATTTAGGAACTTGTCCCTAAATGCTATAGGCAGTCTGCAAAATTTATACATATCTATTGTTTGACGTATAATACGTTATAATTTTGCATATTACCATATTATGTGGAGAAAGCTAATCAAGAAAGGAAAATAATATGAGCACAAACAATGAAGTAAAACTGGATTTTTCCGCGCTGGATAAAATCACAGTACCAGAAGTAGACAGTATCGAAGACTTTGAAAACAAAGTAGATACGCAAGAAATCAAGGAAGACGTCCTTGATGAAATTGGTGAAGAACCAGATCCTATCGAGGATCTTGAGGATGACACCCATTTGAATGAACCTCCAGCAATGGAAGATTCTTCAAATGAAACAGAAGAGTCTGATAGTGAACCACTTAGAGAATTAGCCAAGTGGGGACATGAGTTGGGAATCTTTGATTATGACGAAGAATCCTTTGAACCCTCTGAAGACTACTTCAAAGAAAAGTTCTTTGAAAAGGTTAAACAAGAAGCTTTACAAACCGTACCTGACGAGTTTAAGCAGATTATGAGTGCCTATATGCAAGGTGTTCCATTGGCTGAACTTTTAAACTCCAAGGCACGTGAAGAGTCTTTCGCCTCGCTTACCGATGATATTTTGGCTGAAGATGATTCATTACAGGAAAACCTTGTAAAACAATGGCTTTCACTTCAAGATTATGAAGCAGATGAAATTGAAGAGAAAGTCGAGGCTTACAAGGAAGGATTGTTACTTGAAAAAGAGGCTAAGACGGCTTTGAAAAAGTTGAAAAAGTACGAAGGTGCTTATCAACAAAGACTTGCCGAACAAGCTGAAGTACAACGTCAGATGCAAATCCGCCAATATCAAGGCATGATGGAAGATCTGAAAAACACAATCCAAAGTACGGAAACCTTCATACCCGGTGTATCAATGGGTAACACGGAAAAAGAGAGGTTGTTTTCAGCTCTTACAAAACGTGACAGGGATGGACGTACTGAGCTTGAAAAGAAAATGGCTACCAAGGAAATGCAATTGGCAGTCGCCCAGTTTGTATTACAGCTTGAAGGAAAGGTTGACGCGGTTGAACGCAAGGCCTTGACCAAAGCTGCAAAACAGACAAAAGAAATAATAAACTCACCCGCTTCGTCTAACAAGAACAAATCGTCAGTGGATTTGTCCGTAATTAGGCAGGCACTTAAAAAATCAAAACAACAATACAAATTTTAATCTTATCTTATAGAAAATGAGCGCAACACAAAAACTAAACAATGTTCAGGTTAGTTATGCCAAGTCTTGGGCAGGACTGACTACTGACAATCACCTATACGCCATTTATCAGAATGACGTGCAGCTTGCTTCTGACATTGTAACAGAAGTATTTAACCGCATGGGCTATATTGGCCTTGACTCTTTCCTTTCAAAATATCCTACCAAGACCTTCGACCATGATGGTGAATATGAGTGGATGTTAAAAGGTGACAGTCGTCGTGCAATCACCATTGTAAGTTACAACGCAACTGATCTTGCCCGTCCAGGTGTGGCTAAAACCACTTTTGAACTGACCTTGACCGAGAAGTATTTCGTTGCTTCTGACTTTGTATCTTTTGATGATGTTGACCATGGTGTACGCATCGAAGATGACGGACGTCCTGATGGTACCAACTGGGTTTACACTGTACGCCACATGCGTGCTGATGCAAACTACTTTACTCCTAACGAACTTCTTCGTCCAGGCCGTAAGGTATCAAAGCTTTACAACGTAGTTACAAACACCTTGAATGACCAATACGGTGAGACTCAGTTCTCTTCAATGTTCAAGATGCGTAACCAGTTCTCTACCCTTTCCAAGAAGTATGTGGTTCCTGGCAACATGCAGGATCGTCCCTTGTTGATCAAGATGACTGGTTCTGACGGTAAAGCCGCCACAGTATGGACCAAGTGGCAGGAAATGGAGTTCAACTTCCAATGGCAGAAAGAGAAAGCCAATCAGTTGATGTACTCCACCTTGAACCAGAACACTGACGGTACTTTCACTCAGAAAGCCCCTAACGGTTTTGTGATCAAGCAAGGTGCAGGTCTTCGTGAGCAGATCTCTCCCACCTACAAATTCTATTATAACACCCTTACCCTTGACTATTTGTTGGAGGTAATGACAAACTTGTCCATCAACATCCTTCCTGAAGATCAGCGTGAATTCTTGATCCTTACAGGTGAGCGTGGAATGATCAAATTCCATCAGTTGATCGAAGACAAGATTGGCGTGTTGATTCCTTTTGGCGACGTTGAGCGTATCAAAGGTTCAGGACAGAACAAAGGACTGGGCGGACAATACAAGCAGTTCATGGGGCCACAGGGTATCAAGATCACAATTGCCCACATGCCTCAGTACGATGATCCAGTATTGAACCGTATGGAGCACCCTGATGGTGGTTACACTGAGAACTATCGTATGACCATCTTCAACATCGGTACCACCAATGGTGAGCCAAACATCCAGAAAGTTGCTCCTAAGGGACGCTCTGAAGTTAAATGGTATGTTCCTGGTTCAACCACTCCTTTCGGTCCTCAAAACGGCGGAATGGGTGCATCACCAGTTGATGGTTACGAAATGTATTGTCAAACTACCCAAGGTATCATGTTGCGCAACCCGCTTGCCGCAGCTGAATTGATTCCTGACGTTCAGTATTAATCCTAAATCCTAAAGCTTAGAGGCGTATGAAAAGTGTAGAAGAAAAAGTTAAAAAGGAAGAAACAACAATGAAGGAAAACATTCTTTCAAACATACGGGGAAAATGGTCCGTGAAGCCTTGTCGCAAGACCTGGCTTCACGCGATCAACCCTAATCACGACGGGGCTGACATCTTCAGTGGTGCTCAGATCTGGATCGGCGCTGCACGCAGTGTCACCAATCCTGACGTGGTTATTACAGGTATCTCCGAAGAAGAAAGACTTGCTTTCGAAGAAGCGATGTTTCTGCAGCCCGGCAGTTTGTCGCCATATAATTTGAAATTCTGGGCAAACAAAAACAATTACATCAAAGTCCCTAAACAGGGTCTTGAACTCGATTGTGACAATAACGTAAAACACAAATTGTGGTACAAGGTTCTACTGGCTTCAAAACACGTAGCCAAGGGCAAAGAGGATCTGGCTTTGAATTCTTCCGCGGAGGTTCTGCTTACTTCCAAGGATCAGGAGGCAAAGTTCGATTCAGAAAAGATCAATACCAAGACCAAGGCTTACATTAAGTTTGGTTCCATGAGTTTGCAAGATAAATCAAACTACCTTAAGGTATTTGACGAAGGAGCATTCAAGGTTGACAGTACCACTAAACCTGATCTTATTGATCAGACAATCGGTAATCTCATTGAGCGTGACTCCGCGGCATTCCTTGCAACATTTGACAACCCGTTTTATAAGGACTATGTTCTTTTGGAAGACTTGCTCAGCAAGAGTATTGTCACCCGTAAAGGAGGAAAGTTCTTCATCAACGGAGGAGTTGAACTTGGAACAACCAAAGCCCAGGTCATCAGTGTCCTAAGATCTGATGATTTTCAGGATACCAAGATAGGTTTAATCGCTAAATTAGAAGGAGCTAAGTAATGCCCATTATCCCGGTCAGTGAGATGCACACGCGTTTCTTGCATCTGTTTGATAAACAGAGCAACTTCACGGCGCCCGAAATTACGCCGGAGGAGATAGATATTTATCTGAATATCGCACAGACGCATCTTCTCGATCATCTTTCACAAGAAGGGGTTGAAAAGACACAAGACTGGGCGGATATGACCAAGAACATCACAAAGTCATATTCAGTGGTTCCTTTTTCAAACAGTACCAACAAACCTAACGGTTCCTATGTAACATTACCCGCTGATTACCGTCTTGCATTGCTTGAACAGGTTACAGTGAATTTCATAGGTTGTAACAATGTTATAGAAACTGACAGGATTCCCGTGACTCCGGTTACAAGGGATAAGTACAACAAGGCGATTTATGATCCTTTCAACAAACCATGGAAGGAAGAGGTTCTAAGGTTGTCAAATGACAATAACCGGTTTGAACTGATTCTTGCCCCTGGAATGACACCAGTAATGTATCATTTGGATTACATGTCACAACCTCCCACCATTCAATACGGTAGTCAATATAGTATTCCACCGCCTCCTCCCACTGACGTTGATTGTGCGTTGGAAACCAAGGCTGCCGAACAAGTGATTTACATAGCTGTAAATAAGGCCTTGCAGACACTTGGAGACGCGAGATTGTCATACATTCAATATGATCCTTTAATCAAATCAATTTAATAATCAAACAACACTTTAAAAATCAAATAAAAAAATGAGCGTACTTAGCGTAAAAAACCTACAAGAGGTACTGGTTGGTAAGAATATCGGCCGTACTGCAAGTGTACAGATCACTGATCCTACCAATGCAACTACTTATATTGCTGATGGTGAGATCGTGGTACTGAACAGTGCCGGGGCAATTTATGACTCTGCAACAATGAGTTATTCAACTTCCCCTTATATCCAGATTGCACAAAGAAGCGGAAACAACGTAATTGTATCCAACAAGATCTATGGTAACAAACTCTTTACTTACACTGGCCAAGGCGCCGATGCACAAGGTACTGAGCAGATCACACACATTGGTTACAATGGAACAACTGGTTCTTTGGACACTTCTGGAGACAATGATTTCTATTTGACCATCACTCCTAACCAGGATGACATGCAATGGTCAGAGCAGAAGCAAAAGAATGTAACCTTGGCTACAAAGGCTTCAGTTGGCACTAGTCAACTTGTTCTTGCAAAAGCCATTGTTGCAAACGTAATGAAGAAATACATGATTGACGGTATTCCTGTTACAGCTGCAATGTTGAACAGTGGTGCTGCTGTAGCATTTACAACTGCTACTACAGCTGCTGTGACACATGGTTCTAACGTAGTAGTTTGGACTACAGCTTCTCCTGCTAACGTAGGATTTGGAGCAGGTTCATTAATTCGTTTAGGTGCTACAGGTTCAGGACGTGGTGTCACAGTTCCTGTTTACACTGTAAAAGAAGCACATCCTACTATTCCTTTTGGTTGGATCCTTGATCAACCTTATGCAGGTCCTTCTAATTCTGCTTTACCAGTAGCTGATCAAGGATTTGTAACTGCAGGT